TTAAAAATATGTTATAAAATATTTAAAAGATACTTGACCTAAACAGAAAAATAAGGTAAACTATTAAGGCAGTGCTGAAATAGCTCAGTTGGTAGAGCACTTCACTCGTAATGAAAGATTGACAGGTGCTTAAAGTTATGGTAATATAGCAATTGTATTAGTTTTCTGAAAAAAGTTACCATAATTTTTACCATAACTAAAACATATGCTTCTGTGGCTCAGCTGGTAGAGCAACGCATTCGTAATGCGTAGGTCAGGGGTTCGAGTCCCCTCAGGAGCTTTAATAAATAAAATCGTAAAAAATAGGGAATAGAAGAGTAATTAAACTCGACTATTCCCTATTTTAAGAATGAAGAAGATATGAAAAATCTTCTTGGTAAATACACTCTCTTTATGGGGTAGAGATTTTTGTAATTATGTATCTACAAAATTATAATATACCATAATTAGTATAATGTCAATATTTAGTTGCTCTTTTTATTGCCTAAAAAGAGCAAAAACAGCATTTTGCCCTCCAAGAATTGCGAAGCAATTCTCGTTGATGCCCCACTATTTTAGAAGCATTTTTCTATGCTAAAAAGAAGCCTTTATGCTTCAATCTGCTGTTCGATGTATTTTTTTACTTTTTCTCTTAATTTTGTCGGAACTTCGTCGATACGATTTAAATCATACTCGATGCGATCAGCCCAAAACTTTACCATATTGTTTCACCTCACTTTCATGCTTTATCTGAATGAGTTTCATCACTCACTGTAAACTACTTCTGACATCTCAGCTATCGCATCATTCTGCACAGTCTGCCCTGCTTCGACTGCCGCAAGTCTCACCTCGATATTGCTTAGCTGACGGATGTTAAATGATGCTTCAAAGACACTCTTTTCCTCTGAATACAGATATGACACTGTTTCAAAAGTATAATTTTTGTACTCACCTATGATTTCGCCAGTATCGTCTTTTATGTACCTAAATGCTGACAGATTTTCGTCAGTCAGTTTCTTGCGGAAGTTTTCAATATCTTCTACTGAAGAAAAATCTGCTGTGATTTTTGTTGCTGTGCAGCCTTCGGTAACAGTAAGTTCTTCGTTATCTTTTAATATAATTTTCATAATGTTTTTATTCCTTTCTTTTCTTTGTATAAAAATAAGAGCTGTTAAGCTCTTTTAATTTTGTAAACACAATATTAATTTTAACACAATATTAATTTTAGCTATGACACGCTAAACACAATGTACATATTTCAACTCCTGGAGTAACTGCTGAAGAATTAAGTATAATCGTACCGCCATCAGGATGATAATATCGTAAACTACATTCGTACAAGGTTTCAAATTCATCTTCTCCAAGAAAACTTGATTTAAGCCTCATTATTGTGTAAGCGTTAATCCCACGCAACCAAGTTATAATAATACATCCTCGTAAGTTTGGCAATGCTCCGCCAAAAAACTCCTCATGTCCTATCCAATTTCCTTTAGTTGTAGTTCCAGCATTTCTATATATCCTTTGTTCACCATTTGAGCCACTTGTCGCATGAACATTGGCATAATAATACTTAGGTAACTGTGTTCCTAATCTTTTATAAAATATTTTTCCAATGCTTTCAACCATAGTATCAAAGGAGGCGTCTGATGCCGTGCTAACTCCTTCATTAGTGATGGCAGACGCAATAGCACTTTTTCCATCACTGACAGATTTTTTTAATTCTGCTATTTTTTCATCAAGAGCAGCACCCTGTCTTGCATCTAGTGCATATCCTTCATTTGTTGTTACAAGATTATTTGCAACCTTCTCTATGTCAAGTTTAGAGTGTATTACGTCAGTAACTTCTCTCAATGTTTTACTAACTTTTTTCCACACCTGGGCACCATTATCATCAACATTTATAAGATTATACACAGTACCAGTTGCAACATCGAGATAGCAAAAGTTTTTATCTACATCAGCACCTTGGACTGAAGTTGAAGGAGCGCCTTCACCATATAATGTATAACGTTCCCCTGTGTACCATCTTTCTTTTTTTGATTTTAATTTTAAATCATTAGTATCTTTTTTTATATCAGCTACGTCTCCACTTATATTACCAGTATCACCAGTATATTGGATAAAGTCACTATACGTTGCGTTAATATTAGTAGTAATCATTGGCTTGAATACAACGTTATCTACTGTTTTACCATTCTTAACAAACAGGAAAAGGAAATCGCCAGCCTCATCGGTTCTATAGTACATAACACCATTGCCCACATCAGCAGTACTGTCCATTATGATCTCACCATAATTTATTCCGTAAGTATTTAAACCAGCCCCACTAGGACTACCACAAATTTTTAATTTTTTGTTTATCCTCTTAATAAACCCAAGTGGCAACGTAACAGTACTTGTAGCAGTACCTTTTACAGTATAAGTGCCATCACCATTTTCAGTACAAGTTATTCCATTTTCTGTTGTTGTATGCAAAGTAGGTTTAAGCAAGTTTACCATTGTGTCTGATTTCTTAGCGTACGTACCCTGAATGTTATTACCATTTTCATCTGCTACTGCTTTTTCAACTGCCAAGTTATCATTTAATTCAGCTACACCACCCGCAACACCTTTCTCAGCTTGAGTTATGAAATTACTGCCTACTATCTCTTGTGCTTTGTCTGCATAATTTTTAGCCTGTTCAGAGTAGTATTTTGAGTTGTCAGTATCTTCACCGTCACGAGTTGATGTTCCTCCAACTGCCCAGCTCTCAGATTTCTTAGCAGATTCTTCTGCATTGTTTGTCGATTGCGTTACTGCATTTTTATGGTCTATAACTGATTGTTCTAATCTAGTGACTTCATCAAAAGATTTTTTAGCGTTAGCTTCTGATTGAGCTGCATTAGTAGCACTTGACGATGCTTCTGTTGCTTTAGTAGATGCCACTTCAGCTTTTTCATTTGCTATTGTAGCAGATTTAGAAGACTGAATAGCAGAGTTTGCACTGTCAACAGCCGATGAAGATGATTCTTGTGCTTTTGTTGTAGCAATATCAGCTTGTTCTTTAGTTGTTTCGAGGTACTGTTTCGACTGCGCAGCATTTTCATCAGTAATATTTTTATTTGCTTCAGCATCCTTTGCAGCTTTCTCGGCACGATTAACATAATCTGTAATAGCTTGTAAAATTAAAACTGGGGTAGAAGCAGTAATTTCTTTTGTATTTTTTACAATAAAAGGAAATGCGGATTTCTTCTGATTTGTATTTAAATCTATAAATGATAATATGAAAGATATGTTGCCAGAGACCGATAACATTTCTTTTGTTAATGGGAAAGTAACACTATGTCTATCATCATTAATGATTATATTATCGTAAACAATTAATTCATCAAATTCAGTAGCACCCTGCAAAATCACTTTGGTACTTGAATCAATATTATAAATTGTATTTTTATCATATAATGTTGCAATAACGCATTCTGCATCATAATCTCCCTGCATCGCATGAATATATTCGAAATTATTAGGTTGTGACATATTTAAATTTATTTTATGTTCAATTTTTTGCACAAAATCACCTCTTAATTATTTTTCTTTTTCTGTTTTATTGGTTCGTCTATTATATTGTTCTAAAGCAATATTATATTGTTGATTTTCAAGCTCAGTACATTGTATTAATATATCTTTTAAAATTAAATTCAGAATACTCATAGGAATATCCGATTTGTTTTTATTGATTACACTAATTATTTGCTGTTTAAATTCATTCATTGCAATTATAATCGGTTTATTTTCCATATTAAATTTTCCTCCATATTAAAAGGACTCCCTAATCAGAGAGTCCTAATTTTTCATAAATTTTATTTAATTTGTTTTCAAGTTCTGTATTTTGTTTTTTTAAGTTTTGGCAATATGCAACTAATGGTGCGATAAAATCATCATATCTTAAAGAATAATCATAATTTTCGTCTGCACCTTCAAAATTATCTGGATCATTATCTATATTTTTAGGCGTCTTTACAAGTCCTGCAAAATCCGTTAATTTAAGCCCCATATCTATTAGTAACTTTTCTACATCTTGTGCTATAAAGCCTGTATGCGTCTTATTATACGAGTTATCTTTAAAGCTGTAGCTAGATGGTGTAAGCCCATCAATAAATTTTTCTGCAAGCTCTCCATCAATTTTCTTTATATCCTTTTTTAATTTACGATCAGACGGTGTAGTCACATACATTGTATATATATTTGCAAATCTAATATCACTTTTGCCCAATGTTACTGTACTGTCTTTTGATGGATATATAGTCAAGGCATCATTAGTTTGTGTTAAACGTAGATAAGGATAATCTATATTACTATAAATATCTAGTTCCCATGTGTCGTTTAGGTTACTTGATATATGAAAATTACCTATATTAATATTACCTGACATATTAATATCTTTAATAGGATAAGCCTGTTCACCTAAAGTCAACGAAGAATTTGATATCATTGTTACATTAGTATCTTGCCATCGAAATCCAAATTCGGCAGGATATCCACTACAACTAAAATTTAATGCGTTTGAATAATTATTTTGATCGGAATTAGCATTTAATAAACCTGAATCAATTTTTACATAACCTCCTAAATTAATTCTTCCATTTGCTATATCTACTGAGCGACCATTTGCACTACTTGATATTGTACTACCAGATATTGTACTACCAGATATTGTGCCTGTAAACTCACCGTTTATAGCGTATATTGTACCTTTAAAATATCCATCCCCATTGCGTTTAATATAAAACACATCTTGATTGTTTGCTTGTACATCAATTACTTTATCATTTTGTGCATCATAGTTTTGTAAAGGGTCAATTTGTACAGAACATCCATTTTTGACAATATAAAGATAACCAGAAGAAATTTTGGGAGAGTACACATAGTTATTATTAATTTTTGTTACACCTGCGACTGATAGTTGCGTATTGACTTCTGATTTGAAAGAATCAATATTATCACTATTACTTTTTATAGAACGTGTAATATTATTTAAATCATTTTTTAATCCATCAACATTAGACTCATCTATTGGAGTTTTCCATGTAATACTCCCTCCATCAAGAATAATACCATCGCCATCAATAACAATATTATTTCCTTTATCACTAATTGTTAGATTTTCGCCCGCAATTACATTACCTACAATCACATCAGCAATAAGTCCATATCTCCAAGAACCGTTGTAATAAATATTTCCTAATGCAGTTTTAACAGTTTCCCAATTATTATCTGTAAATCCAATAACATTATTTACAATTCTTAATTGTTTATCTTCATAAGCATTAAGATCTTCATTCCATTTTCGTCCCAATAATCCTTGATTGTCGATAGTTAATGAAATATTTTCAGCTCTATTTAACATGTCGTTGACAGCAGCAAGTCCTTCATTTTTTAATTTTCCAACTACACTTGTAAGATTTTTATTATTTTTATCTGTTTGCTTTGTGACGAATTGAAATGAGGAAGCCATAGATTTTGCATTATTAATAACATTTTGATAATCATTGATAACAGAATTTCCAACTAAAGCATCTGAAAATGTAACTGGCAAATTTTCAATATCATCATCAAATTTAAATGTTATTTGTATGATGCGAATTTTTACAGGAATATCATCAATTAACAATCGTATAAAATTACCGAGAGCAAATTTTTCATAGATCTTATCATAATTAAAATTTTTATCAAGTAGAAGATTACCCAAAGAAACTGTACAAGAGTATTGTAATTGACATGCTTTTGCAATTTCTTCTTTTGCATCTAAAATGAATTCGTCTATATCAGCTAATAAGTCAGTGTCATTATCCGACATATCAGAAGTAAAATTATCATTTTTATAAGTATCTTCTCTTTTGAATGATAATAATTCAAGATATAGTTCATCACCTAAAAAAGTTTTTAAATCGCAATCATTATTGATTTTTGTAATTCTTTGTTGTGTCGCATTCAATTTAGTTTCATAGTCAGCAATTACGTTTTGACGATTAGCAATGATATTATTGATGTATGTAGAAAAATCGTTATATTTTTTTAAGAGTGAATGAAGTATGTCAACATCTGAGATTGTACCATCCGAACGAGTATATTTTGAACTAGAAATATTAGGATTTAATTGATTTATTATAACAGAAGCTGTATTATATGCATCATAATAGGATTGTAAAGATGTGAGATTAAGAGAATTAAAATAATTTTTATAATAATCAGCATCGCTTAAATGATTATTTATACTATCTTTATAATCACTATCATGCTTGATAATGCCAGATATTTTTGATTTTGCCAATGCAGATTCTAATTGCATTTTAAGATATAAATAATAATCATTAGAATAATGATTATTTGTGTCAAGAGTATTATTATATCCTTTTTTTACAGGTAAAGTCCATGCTCCTGATGTAGCATAATCCAAATCATTTCCTTTATTATCTGTATAATTATATTTATATACATATAAATTACCTGTCCAACTTGATATGATATTATAATTTCCGTCCTTTATTGTTGTGCAGGATGTTTTATCATTACCATTTGTATCCTTTTCAAATTTTACACCATAATCATCTGGTAAAAGTAATTTTGCATAATTTAATATACTTTTAGAAACAGTTGATAATACAGTTGTTTTACTTGCAATACAAGCATATGTGATTGTATTTTGGATCAGATTAAGAGCCTGTGATGCACTTGTGATATTACTCGAGATAGCTGGAAACATATTATCTTTATAATAAGATATTTGATTTGTATATTCATTAAAATTATTCCATAGATTATTGAATTCATTTTGATAACTTTCAACAAGTTTTGTATAAGCTGTATATTTTTCTCTTAGTTCATCAGACATATCATTCAACATCTCATTAGAAAATGTCCAGATATAATTTGTGCCGCCTATCAGACGTTGACTAACCATTTCTGTCATAGTATCGTCACCAGCTTCAAGTTTAAAACAATTCTTTAAACTATCCTTTTCACCTGTAAGTGTCATTTCAGTTGCAAGATTTTCAGTATCTACATAAGCTGAAGAGTTGTATCCGTATCCCTGTTCAATATTATTTGCAGGCTTTCCTTTTGCTTTACAATCCTGACACTCAGTTCCAATAATATGATGTGAAGCACAGCTTAAACAATGGTCTTTTAAATCATAAGCATTTATAGTTCGTTTGAATTTATCAAAAACAAAAATACATCCAAAAGCTTCCGAAACATCACCTGTTAAAAAATCATAAATGGAAGAATCACTACATGACAATTCACGATTCATCCCACATAAGCTATCATCAACATGTCCAATATTGTAATGTGGAGCGTATGTTAATATTCTATGTAATAAAGAATGAGTAGTATCGTTTTCATTATAGAATAAAGTAGGTTTAACATCAGCTAGGACAGGAGTGACAGTGGAAGTGTAATCTTCCTCTGTATTTATTTCTAAAGTACAATTACTTTGTCCTAATTCAACTGCACATAAATCTTGTCCATGTATTTTCTTAATCGTAGAATCCGTATCTGTAATAGGTGCTTCAATTTCAAAAATGCCAAAACCTTCAACACTTACTAATGCTGTTTCCTTAATATATTTCCATAAGGAATTTTTTCTATTATTAATATACTTGTGAGTAACAAATGAAATTTCGTTAGGTTCGTTAAAAGATGTAACAATTTCAAGTTCTGTAATATCTTCAATCTGACCTATTTTTTTTAATCGTCTGTTTAATATGTATATATTAGGAATATTTATAGAATTATCAAGATTTTTATTATAATGAAAAGAAAGATTGCTATCTTTAAAAACATTTGGCATAAATTACATCACCACCTTTCGTACTGTGCGATAAGTCAGATGTACATTAGCGTTACAACCAGAAACAGTGATAATATTTTGCCTCATATTATCCATATTTATCAATCGTATAGGTTTATAATTATAATCATCTGCAATACTTTTTTCGTGTGTTACATTGTCAGTGTAAATTTGTTTAGTTAAACCACTAACGATGATATTTTCGCCTGCTTTGCAATTATTTATCTTCATATTTGGGTATGTACCCATCGAATATATACTCTCTAAATTATTGCTGATTTCTAAATTACCAGCAGATGAAGATGAAATACCAATTTCAATCTCATCAGGAATGATATACCCTAAATCATCAGAGTCATTATAAAGATTAAAAGGTGTATTTGTTACTATATCAGCTATCTGAATGTCCGAATATCCCCAAGGGGCATCGCAAGTTAGTGTGAGAGTAGCACCAACAATTTTTCCCCCAATTTTATACCATTGTAGTGCAACTTGTGCATTATAATAAACATCTTCATATCCATCAAACATAAATCGAAATAACTTATATCCGTCAGATCTGACAAGCCATGAATGTATAAAAGCTTGCTCCCTTGTGGATATTTCTCCAATTTCATGAGGACATTTAAATTTCATAATTTGAACAGGGAAAGAGTATTGTGTCTCGTATTTACGACCTACGTAGTTCCAACGTTTCCCATTTATTGCCTTTGATGTATTGAAAGTAACTTCGCCACCAGCAGTAACTTCATTATCATCGTTATTACCAAAACTGACAATTCTCCAATTCACATCTGTTAATTTAGTTCCATTAAATTCAAAATCTGTTGCCACCATTCGCAAAGTCCCTCCTTATGTTATTTTTATCTATTTTTTGAAAAACTTCTTTCTTCTCCCCATCCTCACTTCTCCCATAAACATCTTCATTTCTTTCTCATAACCTTCCCTTACATCTTCAAGCTCATCAATCAACTTATGGTATTTTTCCTTCAACTCTATAATTTCGTCTAAATTGTCCTGAGTTTCTTTTATATATTCATCTGAGATTTCCTGTGCTTTCTTAGCAATCTCTTTTGTATCACGGTCTTTAAGTATGTTATTCTCTCTGCGTAAGCGTTCAACCTCGGCAGTTAAAATCTCTATTTTTCTATCTTTACTAAACATTGATTTCTCCTTTTTCTTAATTTTTTGCATAGAAAAACAGCCTAGCGATTATCTCACTAGACTGCCTTTGTGGGTAATAGTATTTAATTTTTATAAAAATTTCTTTACATCATCCGTAATTGCACTATGGCTGTCATAAATAAATGTCACTGCATTTGCTTTACTTGCATCTAACAATACAACTTCATTTACTTTATTTTTATTGTCTTCGATTATATTTCCATCTTTATCTTTTATCTCGCAAAGACAAAGCGCAACCATTGGTGTATCTGAAAAATCTGAATTTGCATGTACATAACCCTCATATATTTTATCAGTATACTCCATACGAACAATCATAGAATATTCTTTGTCTAATAACTCATTCCAAACATATTGATTCCTGTTTTTCTGAATTTTCAAAAAATCAAGTATTTTAAGCATTGTCTGTGAACGAATAAACTTGCCTATGAAACATGCCACAATTATTGATGACACTATAATACATATATTATCAACATATATGTTTATTGAAAATGGTATCATATGTGGTATTAAACAATAAATATATCCTATAACAAAAGACTTTAATATACTATGCTCAACATTCTCTTCATTTTTATTTAATAGCACTAAATTCATAACATATATAAAACAATAACCTACTACCAAATTTAAAAGAATACTTGGTATTAAAGATATTAAACTTGTCAAAATAATTTAATTCCCCCTTGTTAAATTATTTCCATTCCTTGAACCTCTAACATCAGAAGGTTTGTGTGGTGGTCTGGAAAATTTCAATTTTTTTGTCTTAACATTCTTTTTATTGCTTTTCTTTTTATTATTATCTTGTGTTCCCATAACATTCTCCTCCAATCATCAATATATCAGTAATAATATCTACCATTATATACCAATATTTGACAATTATCAACGAAGAACATATGAATCAAATAATAATCATAATAAACTTTAATACGGGAGAGCAGCAGCACTGCCACCACCCTCCATAAAACTAATATTTCATCATACCAAGCTTATTCCCCTTTTTCATCTGACCGATTGTTACATCACGCATAAGATTTTGTAATGATGTATCTTGCTTAATTGCTTCTTTCATTGAAGCTGGGTCAGTTACATTAGGAAATTCCATCGTATATGAAATATCACCAACATTTACTGAATTTCCACCATTTTGAACTCGCATATTCGTAGCCATATCTGGTATTTTAGGCATATATTCTGACATACTAGGTAAGTAATCAGCTATATTTACAAGTTCTGGAAGGTTTTTTGTCCATTTTTCCCAGAGATTATTTTGTCTTGCTGTAAGAACCCTTTCTTTAGTTTTTACAGTAATCCAACCATCATCGCCATTGTCTGTAGCAACTTTGTTTAATTCACCTACAACACCACCTGTTGAAAAACCAAGATGTGGGTATTTCTTTTTAAGTTGCTGATACACTTCGTCATTTTCACCATATCCATCACCACCAATAAGCCCGATAGCTTTTGCAAACATATCTATATATTTTTGACCATGATTACCTGTGCCTGATTTAACAACAACACCATAATCAGCAGATAACTTCTTATTTAAAGCACTCTTAGAAGTCTCGCCTGGTTTGATTTTACGAAGCGGTTTATTTGTATCATTAGCACTTCCTGTGAGATTGTTTAATATCTTTTTAAGATACTTAGTCTCATTTTCTTTACTCTGTCTTTCAGCTTCAGCTTTAGCCTGTTCAGCATAAGCATTTGTTTCACCTGGGGCAGCAACTTTATCTTCCTCAGCTTTAATTATATCACTTGTTGATGGTGTCTTAATTGAAGTAGTAAATCCACTTAATAATGTCTCAATGTCAGTTGAAAAATCCATATCCTGCAATTTTTCAAAAAGTGCATCTCTAAATTCCTGTGCAAGTTTCGGCTGTTTATCCAATGATGAATAAAGCATCTCCTTTGTAAGACCCTTTGGAATCTCTACACCCAACTTTTTAGCAAGATCCATTAAAGCTGAATCCTCAATAACATTACCAGTTTTATCATATACTAACTGATTTATTTTATCAGTGCTAAGTCTGTTATACCACATATTGCCGTTTTGGTCTTTTCCTTCAACACCATGAATCTGATGCGTAGTTTCATTTGCGTTTTCATCGGCAATTTCTTTAAGTATATCTGTTAATGTCTTTTTAGTTTCGGTGTTCTTTGAATCTTCATTATTGGATTTGTTATCATCAGGTGCAGGAGGGTTATATTCCTCATTCTTCTTATCCTCATCATAATGTTTATTCGCATTGTCAACAGCATTGCTATCTTTGTTATCAACGGAAGAGAAATCACCTTTTTCCATGTCATTTTTAAGAATAGCACTAAGGTCAATATCCCATTTATTTGCAAGTGATTCTAATACTTTAAGAACATCCTGTGTATTTCCTTTTGCACCTTCAATAAGTTTCCTGATAAGGTCATCAACATCTTTAAGCTGTTCTTCTACAAACTTCTCATAATCATTTTGCATCTCATTGAGTATATCTTTTTGATCATTGATATACTGTTCATACTGAGTTTCATCTAAATCTTCTTTGGCTTTCTTTAAGTCAATATTAAGTTTCTGGATTTTCTGTCTTGCTTCCTCGGTATCATTACCTTGAAGTGCAGCAATTCTTTTCTTTATACTATCTATATTCTCTGTCTTTTCTTTGATAGATTTCTCATAATCATGAAGATTCTTTGCAGCGTCAAGTGCATCTGTATATTTTGATATTAAATCAGATAATGCATCTTTTTGTGCATTGTAGCCTTCTTCAATAAGAGATTTAATAGCATCTGTTTCAGAATAATAATTCTTGATTGACTCTCTCTGCTGTGATACAAGTTCTTTACGCTTTGTATAATACTCATCGTAACCAATTTCATGTTTAGCATATGAGGCATCAAGTTCTGCAATAGCTTCATTATATTTGTTATTCAAAGCTATATCATTACTCATTTTTGTCAAACTAAGTCCAAGCCTAGATTTGCCTGCGTCAGTCATATTTCCGTTATCGTCATAAGCATCCTTATAACTAAGAATATCCTGATAAAACTCAGCTTCATCGTTTAAGTCACTAATTGCAGTACGAGCGTGTTCTTTAAGTTCTGCGTTAGTTTCACGAACCTTTTGTAAGAACTGCTCCTGAGAGAGAGTAGAAGCATCAATATTCTTTTCAACACTGGATATAGCATCGACCATCTCATAATAAGAATCTGTACCTACCTGGATTGTTCCGTTATCCAAACCTTCCTGCAATTTATTCTTCAATGCTGTCAAGTCATCAGTATTCTTTGTGATTGTTTCACCACTGATTTGTGCAAGTTTTTCATAATAACTAGCATTAGCTTTATATCCCTTTGCTTCAAGAATAGAGATTACATTTTCAATATGGTCTGATTTTGCTTCAATATCAGAAATACTTCTTTCAAAACCAGTTTGAATATTTGTAAACTGTGTCTTAAAGTTTTCAGCCTTATTGGTTTTATTCTCTTCAACAGACTTATTATAATCAGCTTGGTTATTTTGTAAAGCTTTGACATAACTGTTATATTTAACAGCTTCCTTGTATTGCTTGGAATCTTTACCATAGATACCTTTTATTGCACTAAGTTGGTCTTTTGTAAGAAGTTTACCCGCTGTTACTTTTATCTTAGAATTTTTATTTATCCAAAGTGCAGAACTTTTTACATTCTGTTTATCCTTCTTTAAAGCAGACTTCTTTTCAGATAATTGATCGTCAAGATTATCGTTTATCTTGTCAAGGATTTTATTTTTACCATTAACAGATGTTCCATTTGATAATTTTGCCTGTAAAATATCGTATGTGGTTGAAAGCTTTTCAATTTTTGCTGTTGCTTTATCCCATGGGAGAGAAGCAAGTGACTGTGCATATTCATACAGCTTAGATTCAGCATTGAAAATACTTGTGTTAAAGTTATCAATCTGAGCTTTTGTAGTAGCGTCAAAATCAGCAAGAGCAGATTTTCTCTGAGATTTAGAAACTCCACTTTTCTTTAAGCTGTTATTGAGTTGCTTTCGTGCAGATTTTCTTTCCTTATCATATGCTTTTTTCTCAGCAATATATTTATTGATTTCAGATGATGAACTTGTAAGAAGATTCTTATATGTAGAAGCACTACCTGTTTCACCATTGTTATACAATGAATTAACTGCTTTTTGAACGGATAACTGTGCTTCAAGCTTTGATGTTGTAGCTTCAATCTTTGAGATGAGAGTATCGTAATGTGAAGTAATATTATCAAGCTTTTGTTTATTAAGTTCTACAATAGATGTAATATTTTCCTGAACTGCTTTCTTTGCTTCTTGAGCTTTATCATAATATGTTTGATAATTTTCAATAAAAGTTTTCAGCTTTTCATTTTTAATAGATTTTATAGCATCTTTTGTAAGAGAACCATTTTTAATCAGCTTAATATATTTATTTACTTCTGATTGCCTTAATCCCTTTTTTCCTTTTGTTGCATTTTTGGCTAATTTATCAGCATATGCTTGATATTTATTCGCAGCTTTTTTCTGTGCATTGACAAGGTTAGTAGTATTTTTGAGAGCTGTATCTAACTGGCTATTCTTTGCCTTAACAGTAAACAAAGCTTCTATTTTTGCTTTTGCATAATCAATAGTCTTTGTAAGTTTATTGATGCGTCTTTCTATAAAATCAAAGATTTGAGCTGTGGGTTTGGTTTTGTCTTTGGATTTAGATTTATTAGATGAATCTTTACTGCTATTATTTTTATTGCCTAAACTTACTGTTGGATTTACTTTTGTAGTGTTTGTCTTGAGCTTATTTTTGGCTTTATTAACTTCTTTTTTAGCATCTCCTACAAGTTTAGACATTGAAGATGTATCCATATAATGATAACCAAGCTTTGCAGCAGTATCATTATCACCATGCTGAATTGCCTTTAATGCCTTTAAAGCGTTTAATGCTTTATTTGCACCTTCAATAGCTTCAACATAAGATAATAAATTAGAAACATCACCATCGAAATTTAATGCATGATTATTAACCATTTCTTTATTTACTGCAAGATTAAATAACGCAGCACTTACCTTGTTAGCACCACCTTGCTCATCAATGAAATTTTTAAGGTTTTTGGTACTAGCCTTTGATAATTCTTCGCCTTCTTTTTTTACATATGCTTTCTGTTCAGCGAGATACTGCATTTTATTTGCAAGAACTTGAGTTGTAACTTCATGAGCATTAGTAACACCCATTTCAGTTAATTGAGCTTCATAATAATCTTGAGTTTCTTTTGTTAAACCTGATAAGAAATCATGACTATTTACATATGCAGACGCAAGCTTATTTTGTGCTTTTGCTAAACTTGAAAGAGATTGAGCACTATCACCAGCAATTTCTTTATAGTTTTCCCACGCTTTAATATTCTCTTTATCCCATTCTTTAATACCTAATGTATCATACATAGACGAGAGAGTGCTTGCACTAACAGTGTTGTATTTAGAATCTTTTTTCTCATCATAAGCAGAAGTAATAGAAGAGATACCTGAACGCATTGTGGATAACTGCTTAGAATTGTCAACTAATTTGTTGATTTTGTTGATAACTTTGTCGATATCTTTTTCAGATAATCCAAGTTTTGTTAAGAAATCTGAAGAACCTTCTACTTTTAAAAATGTCTCTTTTGTAAGATTACCTGCTTCTGCAAGTTCAAGAAGACTATTCTTAGTGCTGTCGTCTAATTCTCCCCATGCAGAATTAAATGATTGGGGGATATTTTTTTGTTCAGAAGCCTCTTTCTTTACCTGTTTAATTTTTTTGAGAAGTTCATCCCATGAGAGAAGTGATATATTAGGAATTGTATAAGCAATTTCTAAATCTTTCTTACTTAATTTATTAACATTTGCTTTTCCAAATTTATTAACTAACTCTTGATATGCTTTTGGCTGTACTAATCCGAGTTTTTGAAGAAGTTTTATTAAATTCTCAATACTCATATTGTAAGTATTAGCATAATTTATTAATTCACCATAACCCTGTATTTGGCTATCTGTTGCTGTTTTGGCGTTAAAATGAAGAAGGTCTTGTGTAGATAACCCTTTTAGTTTTGACAAAGCATCGTTTACATTGGTTTTTAAATTATCTGTATTTGCTTTAAAATCAACTGAAAAACTCCAACTACTAACTTCTTTTTGTATAGTAGGATATAAGTTTTTAAAATATTCAGCAACATCAAAGTCATCATTTTTTGTTGCTGTTTTTGTTGCATTATCTAATGCGTTAGAAAATTCTTCCGATGCTTGTTTGATTGAATTTTTATTACCAGATATTTTTGCTTCATTATATTTTTTAGCAGTATCTTTAAGAGTATTATATTGTTCTTTATAATTATCACCAGTTTGATTTAATACTTTTTCATAAAGAATACTTTGCTGATATAACTTATCGTTTTTATCAATTAAAGTTTTTATAGAAGAAATTTCATCATTTAATGTGCTAGAAAAATCAGTGTCAGATAAATCGTATTTACTTGTAAGATTTTTTAAATCATTGAGTTGAGATTGAACATCATGAGCAGAACCCAAAATAGTAAAACCATCTTTAGTTTTCGCAAAACCTGATGCTTCAATCATGTCATCAATTTTTGAATTTGTAGTTAATGGAATAGTAACTTGCTGACCTTCCATTTCTTCAATCATAGATTTAAGTTTAGTTTTTGCTTGATCAATTCCTTCGTTAATATCGTTACCCATAACAACATTAAATAACGCTTTATGACCGTCTATAAAGCTTTGGAAGAAGTTGCCAACTTTATCACCTAAATCTTCCTCATTATACTTGGCTTTTGCCTCTTCGTATTTTGCTCGTTTTAATTCATCTAAAGCTGATGTTTGACCATTTATAGATTCTGTTACAATATCAATAACATTAGCTTCATCTCCATATTTTTCGATGATTTCATCTTGGATTGTCATCAACTGTTCACGAGCATCTGCAACGTCATCTATAGAAGATGAAGAATCATTTATAACATCTTTTAACTTATCTATTTTATCTTTATAAGAATCAATATCGGTAGTTGAACTATTTAACTCTTCGCCTAGCTCTTTTGCCTTATTTAATAAATCGTTTTCTTTATTGATTAAAGAAACAATACCAGATATTAAAGAAGTAACAGCAAAAGCAATACCCATGTTTACAATCATATTACCTGCCGTAGAAAGAGCTTTCATACCAAGCTCGGCAGCTTTAGAGGCTTTTGTCAATCCATCAATAGCAATTTTTCCACCATTTGCATTTGCTTGTAATATTTTTACTTTATCTGATGCATTGATAAGTGTGTCATTACATGCTTTTTGGGCAATTGTCGCATCATTAATTTGTGCTGGATATTTTGAAACAATATTTTTTAATCTATCAAATTCTGCATTATAGTTCTTTATCGCTTCAAGATCGGAGTTCGGTAATATTTCTGACAAGCTAAAAGTTTGAGGAGAAAAGAAATTTCCGTTAAACATATTTTTAATTCCATCATTAATATGATTCCCTATTTTTCCGTCAATATCAGTTGTTGTCTTGAATATCGTGCTATGATATGATAAAATAAATTTAGTTTGAAATAATTTATTTTATGGAGAAAAATTTTATGGAAAATTATAAATCATATAAATGTCCTAAATGTCAAATTATAAAACATATTGATGTAAATGAAAATTTTGACTTCAAATGTAAATGTTGTGGTGGACAAATGCAATATATGGGGGTTGTTAGAAAAAATTCAACAGAGTCATATAAAAAGGAAGTTTATTATGCATATAAGCCTGTTTTAAATAATCCACAACAAGCATACACACCTAAATGCCCAATATGCGGAAGTGCTAATCTGTCTAAAATCTCCACTGTAACGAAAGCAACCAAAATTGGATTATTTGGAATCTTTGGGGCAGGAGATATAGACAAGACTTGGAAATGTAAGAATTGTGGTAGTAGGTTTTGATTTGTTAATATTTCACAAACTAACATTCTCTGTAGCCATATGGAATATTATAGTATATAATTATTCTTATAATACGAAAGAGGGAGAATGTTGTGAACGAAAAAGAAATTAAACTCGCCGATGGCACAATTTTAAAGCCTATTGAATATTCAGACGAACAAATGAAGAAGTTGTCTGAAATGATGAATTCGCCAGAATATCAGAATTTTGCAACTAATCAGATACAAGAACAACTTTACAAAAATCTTAGTTTTGATAAGAAACCAGAACAACCTAAAAACCTCATGGTGGTACAACAAGAAAAACTCAATACTCTTGTTGAGCAATTGGAATTAAAACTCACATCTATTCAGTATGAAAATATGAAATTAAATGCACAAATAGAAACCTTGAATAAAACCATTGATTCTGATAATGAAAAACTCGATGAATTAAAAACTACAAACATTAATTTAAAAGCTGTTAATAAAACTCTTTTAGATAATAATAAACATTATTGGATATATTCAACAATTATAACAATTATAGGTGCTCTTGTAGGATTTCTATTAGGGAAGTATTTTACATAAAATTAAATCAATAGTTAATCCTATTATACTGCCTACTAAAGCAGGATTAAATCTGTAAATACCTTTCATTCCTGGCATAACAATCACGACCTTTCTGATATTTAATTTAGGAACATCAGTTATATTGGTTACGGCTTTGTTTGTTTATATATTCTATCGTAAGTTTCGATGTGCTTGTTGTGTTCAGTTTTCATGTGGGGATTATTCTCACAGAAAGTTAAAAAGACATGGCATTGTAATAACTGTGAATATGAGTGGTAAACACATATTCCGACTATACCTGTATAACAATTAGTGATAAAATATTCCATATACTAATGCAGAGGAGGGGTTGATAAAAATGATAGCACAGATTCTTAATCCAAAAGGATGCAACCCAAATGATATTCAAAGAACAATTCATACCGAACATGGTATTACTAGAATTGTCTCTAAATATCCAAATGGGTTTGTCCTTACTGTTGAACAAGATGTAGATGTAAACTTTACAATAATTTCAAGTGGAGAAGTTATTGATTTAGGAAATGGAGTTTTCCAGATTCCAGATTAAAAGTTATTCCTATGTCATCTATAGTAATAGTATCACTATTGTCACTGTGAATTACGATATTATTTGATGATTCATTAGTGGTAATATTATTTTTTGAATTTTCGTTCATATTTTCACCTCACTTTTAATTAAAGAAATTGGTTACATTGGCTACAATTTGGTCTGTTTCCACGGAGAGGACACATCTGGCAAACCGTTGGAACTGATACAGCATGTACAACAGTTGAATTTTCTTTTAATGGTTGTTCCAAAACTTGAGATAGAAACTCCGAAGCGTCAAATAGGTTTCGTAGGTCAGGTTGAGGAATAAGTTTTGTTAAATCAATATTCGTATTTATCACCTCAAATTAGAAGAGTAGAGGACTTGTCGAAAGGCAGGTCTTTTATTTTGTGTTAGATCGTGGTGGAAGAGTAGATGTGAATACATTTACTCTTTATTTTTACATAGCAAAGTAGCCATGTACGTATGCATGGCTACCTAATTGAACTGTACATTATATTGAACTCAGTTGCACGTATGCAATTTGTTCGTATTGAGTATTTCTTTTAAGGGTGAAAATAAATATAAAGGGCAGGAGATTAAGTCCTGCTCTTTATCATCATAAAAATTATAAAATATATTTCTTAGTATTAAACTCCAACTTTCCTCATATTAGTTACCTCCTTATCTGCTTATTAAAATAATATCATATGTAATAATTTTTGTCAATGCTATTCTGTGTCGCTCACAGTAAACACAAACCCACTGTGTTTATCGAGCCATAATGTAGATATAATATCTATTGACGTTTTATCATCTGCTTCTGTAACATTATAAAATTCTTCCGAATCAAAAATAAAATATTCTTTAATATGTAATCCATCATAACATTTTAATGTAAATGTAATACCATCCGTAGGAGTTAAAGTGTTCCAATGAAAATTAGTCCAATGATTATAACCTTTTTCTATTACAGTTTTCTTTATCGTTAAATATGGATATTTATATAACTCTTCTGGTATTTCGTATGAATATGTTTTTACATTTATTGGCGAAATATCTTCATCTGTAGGTGTTATATCTTTTTCACTTATTTCTTTTACTCCTTCTGGAGAAATAATATATGATTTTTCTACATTACAATCTTCTTTTTCAAAAGTTGTAATTAATGGAAAATATTTATCTTCTATCTTATATACTCTATATGTTAAAGTTACAAATGTTTGTACTATTCCATCTAGTTTTCTTATTTCTGCATTAACGACCAAATTTGTTTTAAAATTTGTATGAAAAATTTCCATAGTTTCATCAATTTTTCGTTGAAAATACATTTGAATATCCGAGCATTGTTCTAATTGATTTCCAGATGGAGTCAAAACCATTTCAAGAGCTTTTTTCTTTTCTTTGTCTTCTAAACCTTTTAAAAAATTTTTTGACACAATTATATCTTTTAAAATAGAAGAGACAAAATCCATAAAATCATTTGAATTTTTTGAAAAATCAAAAATTGACCCAATTAATAAAGCTATACCTATGGTATTTGACAAATTTACTATAATCATTTTTATTATACAATCATTAATGCTTGAATCTATAATAACAGAAATAAGAATAGTAATAAAGCCAATAACAAAAAATTTGTTAAAAAATCTACGAAAAAATTTCATAATGTCATGTCCTCCCGATCATCACTATTTAATGTTTCCATTATATACCAATAATCGACAGAATACTATTCAGAACATATATTCTATAATCCGATGAAACATACGATTTAAGCATAATAGAAGAGTAATCGCAGGACTACTCTTTTAATTGTGATTATATTATATTGATATTACAATGAGTGAAGCATATTTCTCCAATAAGTGAATCTCGCTTTAACACTTTCACTAGATGATGTGCCGTTTGATAAACTTGCCTTATATTCCTCATTAGAATCATATCCATCAAGAAACTCCTTAACCTTCGTTGCAAACTTATCATACCCCTTTTTGTCCTTTAGTACTCTATATGACGAATAGCACAAAAACGGAAGAGTAGTTTTAGGAATTTTTGTATCAACTGGAAGAATATTATCTAGCTTTACAACACTTTCTGTAATCAGGCTAATCTTGTTCTGGTTAATGTTATCGTTGTAATACTCAATAAATGCTATTTTTGCTTTCTTAGAAAATGAACTAAAATCATAGTCCTTACTTGCCTCGCAGAGCATTAATGTTTCCAATACCACAGATTGATCCACTGAACTTTTTAACTGTGCAGGAGTTAATCTAGCTTCAAAAAATGGAAGGGCAGATATGCTTGCTATAACATCACCTAATTCATCAGAATACAACGGTGTGAATTGTTGTGTAGCATTTAATGCTTTACCACCATTTAACCGAGAGAACATTTCTCTGACATCCTTTTCAGTATACTCAGTAATTTCGTGAATTTGAATCTGAGCAGAATCTAATTCATCTTTAACTTCATCATCGAGTTTAGAATATTTCTTACCAGCAATTTCATAAAAATTACCATTAATTTCTACTGATTCTAAGTTTTTTGATAAGCGGAACTTATCATCAAAAAAGTCTCGAATTGTACTTAATCTCTGTACACCATCAATAACATATTGAATTCCACAATCGTTAATTGTATAGATTGGATTCACTAAATATTCACGCAACAATGAATCAATCAGTAATGATTTTCGTTGTGTTGACCATTGATCTTCTAGTCGCTGTAATTTATGCTTTAAAACGATAGCATCTTTTTTCAATCTGTTGTTAAGCGTTTTAGCAGATAAACTCTTACTTGATACTTTCATATTTACCTCCTTAAATTAGTGAAATTTTACATTTTCTGATTTTTACAATATATCAAAATTTGCAAAAAGTCAATAAGGAAAGCGTTATATTTTTTCTGTTTTTGTATACTAAATTATTCGTAAAACAGATGTTTTGACTGTTATTTTATAACAAATATGATAATATATAAATATATTATTTTACAAGGAGATGAATATAATGAATCAATTAACTGAAAGCCAAATAGAACAAACAATAGATGAAGGATTCTCAAAAATTATGTACAATCAAGAAGATATAGCTTCTCAATTTGCAAACAATTATGAAAGATATGAAGAAGCATTAAAAGAACTACTTCTTAATAGCTGAAAGTGTAACTTCACTTATTTTATTTTTTAAAGAAATATCTTCTTTTATATCTTGTAAACTTGTTAAACATTCACTCGAATGTCGTAAAAATAGATATTCGTACAATAAGTTTAATAATTCATCCGTAAATATTGGATTTATTGTACGAATATTTTTCTTTATTGTTTCTAAATTATCCATGTTATCAATCCTTTCAAAAATAAGAAAAGTTTATTCACATTTTCATTATATATAAGGTATGTCATCACGACATTCACTTTTATTATATTATTCTCTGTTTATTGTGTGTTTCTTTCAAACTTACGGTACACACGAACCCTACTGTTGTCCTATTAACAATGTGCTATTTAATAGGATGAGAGTAGTAACACTCTTTTACGCTTTTATATCTCAGTCACGAGAACAGTACGATAACTGTGCGTGGAGTCCCTTTTACAAGCTATTTTGTAATAACTCAAAATCGTTTAGACTCTCTGAACACCTCCATTATAATATTCTCTTATTATAATAGAATCCGTTGCTGATAGCCGATTTAGCTTTACATATAATGTAACGCATGATACTTAGGGCTTGCACCCATATCTAAATAACCTGCATTTCTGCATTTGACTTTTTTTGTTGTCACCAACATCCTTTTCGGAATACATTCACGCTCACTGTTTCCAGTCACGTTGTAGTGTGTTATTTTATATATACGGTATTTTTATTCTTTCTTTCCAGCACTGTGAGATAGCAACTCACAATTACGATTTAGTTTATACAACGCCTATAGATTGACTAACTCTATACTTCCCATCTCTTGAATACATTTCTTGAGATAGGTGGGCATATTCAAAACAATTTAATATGATTTGAAATATTATGCACTTACATAACATTTACCGACATTGTTTCTTGCAGATAAAACCGCTGTAACTCCTAATGCAGCAGTTTTGAGTAAACCAAGATTACTCGTTACAGTTCCAATTCCTTCAGACAATTTAGTTAAAGCATCAATAAGGAAACCTAGATCACTTCTCTTCATTATATTCTGAATTGTACCAGTCCAAGTTTCCTGAAAGGCATTTAGCTTATATTCAAGCGATGATTTTATAGTGTCCATCTCTTTATCTGCACTACCAGCACTTTCATCCATTGCTTCGATAGCTGCACGAACTTGATCGAAGTTCTGGATGATGGCAGCACCTGCATTAGCCCTGTTTTTACCAAAAAGTTTCTGAAGAAGCTCTGTCTGATTCTTTTCGGAAATTTGATCCCATTCATCAGCTATTTCACCAAGATACTGAACCATTGATTTATAGTGTTCTTGAGAAGCATCTGTAAATAACGATATTCCTTGTGCATTCTTTGTAGTTTTAGTTAAATCTGCGACTTCACCAGTTACATTAACTAAATCGTCAGATAGCTGGTTTGTCTCCTCATCATAGCCCCTGATACGCATTGAAAGAGTACGTAATGCAGTTCCCATTGACTCAGAATCTTGCAAAATTTCCATACCACCTGTGAATAAGGCTGCCGTATCAGTGAAGGACTGCCCCATAGCAGACATAGCAGCAGCGGAACGCTTCAAACCTTCAACTACATCTTGATTGTTTTCGGCAAATTTGTTGCCGAGTACATTTACTTTATCCATAATTTCTGTTTCAACATCATTTGGATCAATGTCGAAGGCTTTCATTATAGATACAAGACCTTCCTGGGCTTCATCTGTTGACATACCAGGAGAAATAGAAGCAAACTGAGAACTAAGTTTTGCCATAGTCTCACTTTGTTCTTTTGTAGAATATCCCAAACGTGACCACGCACTTGCTTGATCAATGATTGCTTGTGTTGTTACACCCATCTGTTTCGCAATATCATTTGAATCATAATAAAAATTCTCTAATTCAGATGAACTCATAGTAGTTGTCTTTTTTAAGTCAACTAATGCTGTATCAAGCTCAACAAGGGTAGAACCTACTTTCTTTGCAGCATTAATCATTCCATAGAATCCAACATACATACTAAGAAAACTTTGCATTTGACCGATAAAACCGTATGTCGATTTTGTTTTAAAAATATCCCAAAGAGATTTCCCAGCTCTACCAGCAGCAATTTCAGCATTTTCAATTCTAATTATCTCTTCTGTGATTTTTCTTAAATTGATACTTGGATCGCCAGATTTTAATTGTACTAACAATGCATTAAGACCAACTTTTGCTTCCGCAGAATATTTTGTATTCTCTGCTAAATCTTTATTAATTCTCTGAATAGCTTTCTCAATGCCAACTTCAGTTGTACCTTTTTCAGCAGCCGAAAGTTTCTTAAATTCTGTGGCTGCTTTTTCACAGTTTTGTGTTAATTTGTTGATTGTCGCTTGCTGATCTTTTGTAAGTTCAGTAACACCTTGCAATGAAGCTTTATAATTTTTAAGTATTTCATTTTCACTTTCTAATTTTGCAAGTGTTGTATTGTATTGTGTACTTGGGTGAAAATCAGACGGATATGTTTGTGCATGAGTAATGATTTTCTGATACTTATCAATAGAACCTTGTAAAGAATTCAACTCTGAATTTAAAACATTTTTTAAAGAATCCTTTAATCTATTAACTGATTCAGCAGAGCCTAACGAAGCTTGATCAAATTTATTCATTACCTCAAGCCATTTGTTCCATGTGTCAATATCGCCACTATGAGGATTAACCATAGAAGATAAAACTTGTCTTGCATCATATGCTTCCTTTTTTAACTTCTCAATTTCCTCAATTTGTCCTGCGATTTCATATGACTTCTTGCCAGTACCTTTATCAGAGGCTCTAAGATTATTTAACTTTGTAACTGCATCTATATAATCTTGAATTGCTTTTACATTTTTATCCCATTCTGATTTAATAGATTTATCAGCATTAGATGCAATCTTATTATTACTTAGTTTGTTTTGTATTTCTGCCAATTTTTTAGCATTCTTCGTAGCGTCACCATATGCATTGCTTATATTCTCTATTTGTTTACCGCCCATATTGTTCATGTTTTTATTAACATTGAGAATATTCTGGCTCAGTTCAGAAAGTGACTTATCAATGTTTTGGATAGAAGAGAGTAATGTTTTAGTACCAGAATCATCTACTTTACCAAAAGCCTTACTTAAACTCTGTACTTCGGATACAATACTTGATAACTCTTTTGATAAATTGTCAAACTGTTTAAAATCACCTGTTCCTTTACCAAGAGAGTCAAGCATCTTTTCGAGATTAGAAATTACACTAGATAATTTCTTTTCATCGACATTCAATTTGATTTTATATTCTTTGCCCTCAACAGTGTCTAATCTGTCTTGGACTTGTTTCATATCTGAAAGTAGTTTTGCTACATTAGATTTAATTTCTACATCATACTGATATGTACCTGGCATTTTCTACCTCACTTTCTCAAAATTTGATCTATTCTGTTATTTATAATTTTGTCTAAGCGACCACCAAATCCACTTTCGATATCTCGCTCTACATACATATATGGAGGTAATGATTGATGCATCATCCATTTTCCATGACCATGTTCTCCATCCATAAACATATAATCAAATGCAAGACTGGCATTTAATTTCTGATGATTACCTTTTTGATTAGAATATTTGCCGTCTTCTCTTGGTGCATCATATGTATTTTCCCAACCATATCCAGCCCAACCGATATAATTATCCATTGCACCTGAATCTACTGAAAAATGAAGGACGTTTCCTTTGCCTCTTGTTTTTGTAGAATCAAGAATTTTCATAAAGTTGTATGTTCTTTCATATGACTGTGGAGTATAGTCGTTGTACCAATCTATCAATGAATATCTGACAGATTCTTTTAGCAGTTCATTTGCTTGTGGCGCAACTTCTTCTGCAATATGATTTTCAATTCTGTCTAACTTCTTTTTAAAATCCGCATATATATTTTTTGCCATTCTCATCACCTCCAAAAATTTCACTATTTTTACACTATTTTTCACGAAAATAGGAGAGCAGTAATAACCACTCTCCATAAGAAAAGCCCTATATGCTGTGATACGCATAGAGCCTATTTATATTTTTTATTCTTTATGTTATAATCAAATTGTCTGATAGTAGGTTATGTGCAAAAGTGGCATAATCATGTGTTTGATGCTATCAGATGAGAAATATAATTTCTCCACAAAGATACATGACTTGCGTCATAGAAAGGAGCATATATTGATGATGATTGCAATTTTATTCATCGTCATGCTACTGATCGTCTTACTTCCAGTTTGGATTTATGTACGAAGCCATCGTATGAAAGACATTCATGTGAAGTTAGCACTGTTTAGTGGTATTGATATTAAGTGCTCTTTCTATAAGAATTAGAAAGACACAAGGAATGAAAGGAGAACGAAGAAGTCCGTGGCAAACCAGTCACGGCTTTTTCATTTTATTTTCACCTCTTGAAATTTGAATTTACTTATACCTCTTTAAATCACCATTTTTAACAAACTCAACAACCTTATCTAAATCTTCCTTTGGAATCTCATCAAGTTTTTTACTTACAACTTCGACAAGTGGTGTGAGAGTAGCATTTGCTAAATCAGAAATCCTTCCAATCTGTTTGCTAATAAACGCCTGAGTAGTTGTCTCATTAAACTGAGTGTCTGACTGCTTCATTGTTAAAATGGTTTTAAATTCACTTAATTCGCTCATAGGAATAAGTGGATCAGCTTTATCAGAACCAACCATTAAAATATCAAGTAAGCCAGATGATTTAAGTGCATCATATCCCTTGATGAATCCTTTATCATCCTCATCAATCTCAAGATCGGTATATAATTCAATAACGGCACGACAAAACTGTACATACTGAGCGACAGAATTTACTCTGATTTTATCTGTTTTACGATATTTTGTTTTACCATTATCATCATAAGCTTCCTGCTCAAATGTTGTTTTATCTACAATTAACTGTGCGTAAGCATCTTTCTTAATGATTGAAACATATGGGGTGATTTTGATTTTACTTAATAACTGTTCCTTTAATGTGTTATTTACTGTGTTATTGTATCTCTCTACAAACTCTAAAAGTCTCATATTCCTTTTTCTCCTTTAATCATTTATTGGTGAGAATTTTTCACATTCTCCATTATGTATTTCTTTTTGAATTCGACCTTCTATAGCTTTCTTTAGAAGACTACAGTTTCGTTTGTATCTTTTACATCCGATGCAGTGAGATTTAAATTCATCAAACTGTGAAGCATTGTCAAAAACTCCAATGTAGTCAACAGGTCGTATTGTAATTTCTATTCGTGGATTTTCTGAATCATAATAAATCCCTTGTACACGTTCACATAACTGAGTGTCATCAATCCACACGGATTCGCTGTCTGTAATCGCATCGGCAAGACACTTAAAACTGTTATTGGCATCTTTGTCTACTCTGTCAAAATAGAAGATACAATCCATATAATAGTGCTGTGATTTGTCATCCGATTTAATCCAGTTTTGTTTTTTTGCTTCCGTCTTTACATATTTTGCAAATTCTTTCTGATATTTAATTGCTTCTGGTTTCTTATATCCTACCGCCATTGGTTTCCCATTTTTTAAAATAGCTCTCCAACCTAAATAGTGGTTGACTGAAGGTGCGATAGGAGATGTTAATTTTAATTCTTGTATATTATTTTCTCCTTTACATAACAAAAGAGCAGCTTCCGAAGAAACCGCTCTTTCTTGTTGATAATATTGAATTTAGTTTAGTTTACATTTTGTAAGAACACGGTAGTAATATCCATTTTGCTCCTTGATGTTTTTTCAACTTTTGTGTTACAAACTCATGAACACTTTCTAAATCATTGCAATTAAAATCCTCCAAAATTCGATATTCAAGAGGATTGTTTTCATCAATGCATACCACTTTGAAAAAATTTCGTTCTTTTTTCATATTATCACTCCTTACATTATATTTTTATACAAAATAATTCATACAAATCTACATGTAAAGCTTTTGATAAAGCAATTGCATTACTTAATAAAATATCATGAGTATTATCGTTTTCAATTTTATCAAGATTAGCAACTGATATACCTGTTTTTCGTGACAACTCTCTTAATGACATATTTTGTTTCATTCGATAAAACCATACTTTATTTTCCATAATATATAGTATTTGTAGAATTTTTATGTATATGCATATTATAATGCAAGTAGTGTTTCATGTGTGAAACATTTATTATACGAAAATATTTATATAATAATTATTACTTTATTGCTCTTTTTAACTTATTATATGTGGCTTTCCCATAAATTCCGTCTGAAGCAATTTTTTGTTTTTTCTGAAATTTTACAACGGCTTTATAGGTAGCGTCACCATAGACACCATCAATAGTTAATCCTGTTTTAATAGCCTTGTTTAAACATTTTTGTAAAGCTTTAACAGCAGCACCACTAACCCCTTTTTTTAATATAGGTTTTGGAGCAGATAATTTTATAGACGCAAGATGAAGTATTATTATCATAAGAAGGTTTACCATAACCAAGGATTTTTTCATATCCAATAGGATAACTCTTATATGTTACACCACCACCATTATCAACGACTGTCGAACCACCTGATGTGTTTCCTTCTATTGTATAAACTCGTCCACCCTCAACCTTATATACAAGACCTATATGATTTGCTCCGTTGTGACGTGTTCCTACAAAGAAAATAATATATCCCTTTTTCGGGGTGATTTTACCACCTGCATATTTATCTGCTTTAATAAACTGTTGTCTAAAAGTCTCACAACTTGCAGAAAACCCACCACACAATAATTCCTTTGCTTTTGCCTTACCAAATGCCTTGTTAAAAATCCAGCTTATAAAAATGGCACACCAAAATACGCCATTCATACCAAACCATTTTCCATACTTTGTATAATTATTTGAGCCAGCGTTTTTAGTTTTGCTACTAAGCCATGCATTTGTTCTCTTTTCTAGGTAGCCAACTTCTTTCTTAGCTACATTGATTACCTTATTTGCTGTATTAGCCATTTTTATCACCTCATTTTAAAAAACTATTTTCTTGTAATGATTTAGTATATAATTCTTTAATATAGTTATAAGCCAAATCCACTTTCCCATTTTTTAAATCTTTTTCTTTAATAATTGTTTCATAAGTCTGATATAAATCTATAACATGATCGAATTCTTCTTGAGTATGTTTTCTTTCATTCATACATGAATTTGCAAAATCTAAAATAGTTGATCTCATATCATTAATTTCCATTTTGTCAACTCTATCAGAAACTTGATTTAATTGTTCTGAAATTTCACCCAACTGCATTTTTATATTGCCGTTAATTCTATCACCAGCCCAATGTAACAATGAACTTAATGGATTTATTTTAATTGGAACAATTTCTATACAAGTTGTTATAAAAACAATTAAAAAAGCACAATAACTTGTATTGTGCTGAACTAAATCAATTATGGATTTTATTATCATTTCCATTCATATGACCATCCTTCCTTTATTTTTTAGGATTTTCATACAAGAGAGCAGTAGTAGAATCTCCAATGCCTCTAGTTGTAGGATCGGTGATTGCATTAAATAATGAAACAACTGCCATTACAACGACATATGGATTACTAACAGCCTGTACAAATGTTTCCCATACTTTTGTCCAAGTGGTTAAATCACTTGCCTGTAAGCCAAAGTATGTAAGGATAGGAATTACAACAGAAATAATAACCTGTGCAATAAATAAAATATTCTCTTTGTTAAAACGAACTTTCCAGTTAATTTTGTTCATAAATTTTCTCCTTTAAAGCATTTTTATATTCTATCCATTTTTGAAAAACTTCCTTGGTATCTTCTTTTGTGAAAATAAAAACAAGTATTTTTCTATCTGTTTTATCATCATAACTTGGATATATATCTATAGGATAAACATGATGATCATTATAAAATATGACTTGTTCAATTTTTACAATTCGAACAACCTCTTTTGAAGTATAATTTCTTGAATGTATATTTGTCTTTATATTCAATTTTCTTTTTAATTCCTCCCTATATCAAATAGCGTAAAAAATAGGGAATATAACATCGAATAGAGTTATATTCCCTAAATAATAATCACTATTCAACATTACTTTTTGTTTCTTTTTTAACATCAGCAATAATATCTTTTTTAACAGCCTTATCATCTGTCTTTGTATCTTCATGAATACTTTTCTTTATTGATTTCTTTGTCTGATTTTTTGTATTTATAATAGAAGTGATTGCTTTTTTATAGCTATCACCAAAACTATCTTTATCAGACAAATCAAATTTATTCAACTGTTCTTTTGCTTCATCTATTGAAATTCTTTTATCTTCATAATTTGAAGTAATATTGTATACAGATTTGCATCTTTCACTACAGAATGTAAACATCCATAACGGAAGATTTTCATATTTTCGACATTTATTACAATATTCATATTGTTTTCCACAGACTACGCATGTTCTCATTTTTGCATCCATCCACTCAGTCCTCCTTAATTAATAAGAGGGCAGTATTTTCATACCACCCATATTATGAATCGTAAGCAAATTATGCAACTTCATCTTCATCAATAAAGTAAACTTCGAAAAGTACCTTATCAGCAGAGCATGTATCAGCAAGAATAGCACCTTTGAAATCCATCGTCTGAGAATCACCGCCCTGAAGCGCAAGAGTAAATTCTGGACTTGGAATAAATGATGGAATACGCACGATACAAGCTTTAAAGTTTTCTTTGTCACATGGATCAATTGCAAGAGCCTTAAAATAAAGTTCATGTGCTTTTGGGAACTTATCAGCAGAGTTTATAATCTTTGTACCTGATTTAACTTCCTTAGTATACTTAACAACATATTCAACCTCATTCTTATCTGTTGGTGGTGTAAGAATATCACTTGCTGGTTTAACAGACTCAGGTGGGGCACTCACTTCATCAGTATGTTTAATAATAAATTCTGTTTCAGAAGCTGTTCCTGTACCGAGTTTATATTCCTGTCCCATTGCTCCATTGTAAAGGGCGTTTACAGCAACAGTGCCTTCAACATAACCTGTAATATCAAGTGTTTCACCTGCCTTTACAGTTGTAATATAAGGCATTTTAATTGTGTGAGAAGCCGTTGCGATTTCTGCATCTGTAGCAGAAAGAGTTTCAATAACTGCTAAGTTTACGAATGTGTTTGTACCATTAACTTCAGCGGTTTTACCATTGTATTTACGATATACAAGATTACCGTCTTTATCTTTAATATCAGAGCTATCAGCAGTTACCTCGATACTCATTTCTGAAAGTTGAGTGAGAGCATAAAGTGGTGTACCGTTTGCTCTTGCACCATAACCAAACTGAAGACGGTCAATGATTATATCACCTAATTTAAATCCCATATGTTATTTTCCTCCTTAAAATAAATTTTTGTATTAAAAAAGAGCAATAAAAGATTGCTCAAATTTGTTATGTGTATCTATATTTCTCTCATAAAATTAAACTGATCATCTGGAACTTTAGATAAATCAGCAAATCCACAATATCGACCATGCAATATAGCGTTCGTTGCTTCATAAATTTGAAGTCTTTTTACTGAATCCATAAATTCACAAATTCCAACATTGCGTAATTCCTGCAATTTATATTTAAAACCAGGATGATTAACACATGCAGAAATGAGTGATAACAAAATTGAATTGTTATTATTTTTAGGTTTCTGTAAAGCGTTTAATCTATCTTCGTCAACCATCCACTTTCTTGCTGTTTTACCTTTTGCTTTTTCAACCTTGGGATGTATATTTAACATTGTTCGAATATATTCTGCTATTTGCATATAATCATTTTCAGAAAGAGTAATATTTAAGTTATCATTTCTCAAACAAAACTCAGTTTCAGTATCTGAAGATTTTTTGATTTCATATAATTTAAAATCAAAAATATTTATATCTTTAAATAATAATTTTGCTGGTTCTGTATTGAAATTTGGAACAGAAGATAAGAACGAAAAAACTTCGATATCTTTGACTACGCACCAATTTTTAATTCCCATATCCCATAAAGGTACTCGTATAGAAGTTGAATTATATAAAATAGGAGATAAAGATTGATAAAAATTGTTTTCTCCAATTCTTAAAATATCTCCAATAGTAGGTTCTGATATTTTTATACCAGCGACTTCATAATCCTCTCCAAAATACATTTTTAGTGAATCAAATTCATATTTTGATTTATTTACTTTTTTTTGTGCATCGGTTATGACAGCGGCTTGAAGCCCATCTAACATATCAGTATTTTGCTGTGCCATAATATCACCACCTTAACTGATAGTTATTAACAGTGGTCTTGTTGTCCGTGGTTTTATGAATTCCATTAGTATCAACAACTTGGAATATAAGAGTACGAACAAGATAATTATTATCTGTTGTAGACTCCTTAGAAGAAATAAGATGAGCCTGCATACCAAAGATATTAGACCAATTAAATCGTTCTCTTATAATAGAAGCGATTAAATCATGTCGTGGGATACCTGTAAGTTTATCATCTCTATCATTCCCATGAACAAATATTGTAAATGTAATATTTGTATACTTTAATGTGTCTTGATAACGAGGAGTTTCATCAAAACCAACCTGATAACAAATATAATGTTTTACTTCTGTCTGAGTATCAGGAATAAATAAATAAGGACGGATATTTGAATCACTGCCAAAATATCTGTCCCATTCACCTAAAGGTTCGTATTCGCCTAAATCTTCATTCCATTCCCAATTAATGTTTCCGTTTTTATCAAATAACTCCGATTCTAAATCTTTTTCATTTAGAGCATATAAAAGACATGGATTAAGCATAAGTGCTTTTTCAATCTTTTTCTTATACTGAATATTTTCATCATCAGGAGTGGTTCTATACGCACGAAGTTTGTTTAACAAATCATTCTTTGTAACTAATTTTTCTGCCATAAAACACCTCCTATTCAGTTAATTCTAACGACAAAATTTCAGATTTAATCGACAAGTTATCCTTAGTGATTTCGCACTTAACAGACAATATTTTGCCAATAACAGAATTATCATTAGGAAACTTTACTTTCTTTTGGTTGTACTCTGTATCAGCTCGCCATGTGACTTTATCAGTCCAATCTTCATTATCAATAGAGCAAGTCCACGTAAAGGTTGAATCAGCATATTTAGTTGTAATATCTTCATTGGAATCATTAAATAGATTTACTGTGAGATTTTTATAGCTTCCACCAACTTTAATTGTTGAAGTGGATGCTGAAATTCTTGCTGTAATGGAAGATGGTGGAGTGGTTGGAGTAGATGGATCTGTTGGGGCGATTTCTGAATCGAAATAGTTCGCATACATTTCGCCTGTTTCAAGATTGACATAATCAGTATGTTCGTTCCAAAATGCCGTATATATAGTAAGTTTTTGAATACCAAATGGCATTGAATTTTCAACCTTGGTCACTGTCCATACGGTAGGATGTTCTGTTAAAGCACTTACTACAACTCGCATATTTTTAGAATCTTCAGAAGTGTACCAAAACTTCTCTGTAATAGAGTTCATTGGCAACCATATCTTATCCTGATTATCTGTGTGTGTAAAATATCGGTCTGTGTAAGTTCCAATCGTGTAGGAACTTTGCTGCCTTAAACAACACCACATACGTCTCTTGATGCGCTTATCATTAGATTTTTCAATCCATGTAAGTTCGTAATTTACTGGTAAAATCAGATACTTTGGAAACTGATTTGCAGGTTCATCACGACATACAATCCACTTATGATAAATTCCTCTATCATCTGGAACATCCACGAAAAGCCCTATCGGAAATGTCGCTCCATAGCGTTTTCTAAAATCAGTCTCATAATAATAAAGGTCATCACCTTCATTGAATCTTACAGGCTGACTTGGACGAAACATAAGATAGTATTCCACTTGATCTTTATCCATTGACTGATAAGATTTGATAATAAACTTTGCGTCAATCTTTGTCTTATTGGTATTTTCATAAGTCATACCTTCAGCAAGTGAACGTGTAATTCCATGTTTATCTGTGAAGAAGTCATCATGAAAATAGTCATAAATGTAACAAGTCTTGGAAGCAATACTGTTATCCCAAGTTTCTTCCATCAAAAAATCAGATTCTTCTTTATAAATCTGACCTAAAGTTTTCGCATTATTTGTTTTGGCGTTAGCGATTCGCCGTGCTGTCTGTAAGCTTGGCATCACCAACACCTCCTTCAAACATCTGCTTAATGTAATTGTGACTATCTAAAATAGCCCTACGGAATGTCATGTAATCAAACTCATCGGATGTAACTTCGTCATAAGCGGCTTGCAAAGTAGCCATTAGTGTGACCATAATTCCATTATTATTAAATAGAGTTTTTGTTCCACTAAATTTAAACATGACATTCTGAAAAAATATAAGAAAAACTTCATCATTCTCAAATATTTTTTCTTCTATTCGATTATCCTTATAAAGTAATAACTTATGGACATCGTTATGCATTGCATGTGCAGCTTCTTTAATTTGTCTTTTAGTGAACGAACCATATATATATTCCATAGTTATTCACCTCGCACATATGAATTATTAATATATCCATGACTTGCAAGTTTTCTGCTAAATTCATGCTGTAATGTATCCAATCTACTTTGCATATCTTTATATTGATTCTGTATGTTTTTTTCTTCTTTTGTTCCTAAAGCTCTAGCAGTAAATTTTGCAGAGTCAACCTGTGGTTGTAACCATTCAATTGTCATTCCAAGAGTGAATAATCCTATAACATATTCCTTATCTGCAAAATCGCTAACAGGATATTGCATCTCAAATTCAATTTGTTGGATTTCGTCATCCATATTAAATGAAGCGAATTTTCTAATAACTCGTTCATCACCTGCAACCATGCGTAAACGTTCAGTCAATGTTTCATTAAGATCATTTTCGTCAAGAGAGAGTTCTTTTATATCTGAAATACGTCCTCTTGTTCGTGAAAAAATTGTTTCATATGGAAGCGTCATTGTGAGCCTCCTTTTACTTTACGAACAACTTGCTAATCAGATCAAAATCAGAATCAAAAATCTCACTTAATGTTCTTACCTTTGAAATACTATCAAGATGTCCATTTGCGATTTCACCTGCAACCATCTGACAAAGTACATCCTTTGCACCGATAGGAAGTTTTTCAATTTCCGTTCTCATTCTGCTGTTAGGTAAATCTAAAATCTCTAATAAATCCTCTGCCGTATACATATTGTCATATACTTTTGTAACTGAAGGAAAATCAGCCAATAAATCTTCATCTTCGATAATGAATCTTGGTAAGAAAATATGGTCAGAACCCTTACGAATCAGAGTAACTAAATCTCTGTAGTTAATTTCGCAAGTCTTTCCATAATCCTTAAACTCATATGTATTACCAGATGGACATGTAATATTTAAGCCACCAAAACATACTGAACGACATAAAATAAAGTCAGAATCAGTAAAAGTTTTCTTTGGCTTTTCTGTTACTTTCGCTTCAACAGTTTCTTCTGTTTTTGCGACAGTTTTCTTTGTATAAGCCATTTTTATTTCCTTTCTTTCCATATAAAATAGGAGAGTATTTTCATACCCTCCTACATAAGTATTGTATTAAATTAGTCCTGAGTAATCTTCCACTGACCAAAGTAACGACCAAGACGAGTAGCAACACCCAGTTCTCTCTGTACTTCGTACTTCATAAGATCCGCAATATTGCTATTAGCCTCACCTCTGTCAGTAATCTCATCAATGATTGTTTCACCAACATCAACCATATCAACCATCTTATTATCACCAGAAGCGAAGATCCAAAGTGTATCATCATCGTACATAGTCTTTGTTACATCATTTCTTGCAAATCTCTGTGGAATCTCAACAAGACGATAACGACCGTAATTACCAAGTCTACCCATAGAGGCAACAGCTTCCTTCTGAGAAGCAGCAATCCAGTTTACATTTACAAGATTCTCAAGTTCCTGAAGACCTACCATAGTACCCATAATTACAACTTCCGCATTGTCATTTGCAACAGATACATTCTGAAGTACCTTGTTGAACTTACCTCTGTTCTGTGTATTTAAAGCACCAGTCTCAACGAAACCTGTCTGTACAGGAAGCTTCTTTGGAGCATTAAGAACTTCTGCAAAGATAAGATCCTGAACCATAACAACGAATGCCTTTGTGATAGCATCAATAAGTTTTGTCCAATCTTCCTGTCCAATTAAATACTTATCAATATCAGCACCAACAGCAGCACCATAAAGGTCAGTCTCAACAGAGTATGTCTCACCTTCTGGTAATCTCTGGAGCATTGTATCATGGTGTCTCTTACCCATTCTTGCAACAGAAAGAATTACTTCCTCATGCTCGTTCTTAAATAAGTTCTCATCGCCATCATTAAGATTTCTATAGTTTACAAGCTCATTGAACCATTCGTTCTCTTTAAGACCTGTAGATACTGTCCAATCTGTTACCTCCTCGATAACATTAAAGAACTGTCTGCCAAACTCTTCATAAGCACGAATACGTTCTCTCTTCTTAGCATCCTTTGTTAAACCAAAGATTTTAAGAGACATTTCACGAAGCTTATCCTCAGCATCCTTCTTAGAAATACCTTCATCGAGTTCTCCTTTATATAAATCAAACATAAGATTCTTAATTTCATCATAAGATGTTTCCATTTCTTTAAACACATTCATTACATGTGCAGTAAAATTCATTCTACTCATTATATTTTATCCTCCCTTCTTAGACTCCAACCTTGTGTTTCTGGCTACCAGCTTCGATAGTTACCTTCTTACCTGCAACAGGTGTACCATCAAAAGCATCTGCACTAAGCTCATATATATCTGTTACACCGAGAACAAAACCTCTAACAGTCTTTGTTCTACTTGCGCTTGCTTCGTTGAAGAAATTAGAAGTAGCTGTAAACTTAGAGTTATAATTTTCTGCAATAGTAGGAACTTCATAAATTAAAATTGCTGGTGCATTAGGATCAATCTTCTTAACTTCTACATACCAGTTTCCATCGGCAGCCTGCTCAAGAATTTCTCCCTCAAAAGTAGTAGGTGCGTCAGCAACCTCATACTGATCAAAAGATACATATTTACCTTTTCCGCATACAGTACCATTGTCTGTATCTGTCTTAATTACCATGTTTAATGTTCTACCTACACGCTCAGAAAGGACTTTAGTAGGGAAGCAAACATGATGCTGTTCAATTGAATAACGTAAAGCCATTATTTTTTCCTCCTTAAATTTGATAAAATAAAAAAGACCGCTTTATAAAAGCGACCTAACAAAAAAGTGATTATTTAATTTTCTATTTATTTGTTCTGAAACAATTTTCCATATCTACTTGATTTAACAACTTTAGATGGGTTAGCGAACTGTTTCTTAGAAGTTGATTTCTTCTCTTCTGTCGATGCAGAAAAAGTTGAATGTTCTGCAATAAAATCAGAATGGATTACCTTAACCTGTGTTTCAAGTTCAGCAAGAGAATAGTTATCCATATTCTTATAAAGTTCAGCAAAATCTTTATTCACAAAATTTCCTTCTTTATCTTTTGTAGAAATAGATTCGTATCTCTCGTCCGCAAGAATTTTTTCACGCTTTTCATGAAGCTCATTCTTCTCTACAGTTTCCTTAAATGCTTTTAATTCAGCATAATTTGAACGCATATCATCAAGTTCTTTCTGCTCATCAGCAGTAACAAACTCAACATATACTTCAACTCTGTCACCAGTAAGAGAATAGTTATCATCCTTAGAATCATAAGTCTGCTTATAATATCTTCCAGACCACCAATCACACATGATTACATAATCATCATAAACAGTGACACCATAATATGTATTATCTGTCTCAGCATATGTAGCGTTTACTAAATCCTGGATAGCATAGATTTTATCCTGCAAAGATACAGCAAACTTTTTAATTTCTCCATCTTTGACAAATGAATACTCGACAGTATTATTAGATACAGAATTATCTACTTTCTTCTTGACTTCATCATCATCTGATGGAGTAGTAGTTGATTCATCTGTAGTTGAATCCTCCTTACTATCATCTTTAGTAGATTCAGTTGATTCATCATTAGTTGGTTCTACACCCTCGTCTGTAGAAGGAGTATCTTCCGTTGAAGTATTATCTGTAGTGCCATCAGTAGTATCAGTATCATCAAATGCTTTTGCAAATGCTTCAACTAATTCTTCGTCTGACATATTTTCATAATCGAATGTAATATCATCAACTGTCTTTCCATACTTCTGACATAACTCTTCAAATTTATTCATATTGACGTTGTTTCCTCCTTCCTTAGAATTATTTTTATTGTCAAAACAAGCAGTCTCTAATTTTTCAAGTCGTGCTTGTAATTCAACCATTTTTTCGTTAAATTTAATTAGACTGTTATTTTCTTCACTGAAATCTTCGAGCGTAATTTTGCTTCCAAGCATCCCCTCACCAATAGGTGTTCCATCTTTCTCAGCTCCCAAGCAAGTGCATCCTGCAAATTCAAAATCATCTAATTGTAGATATTTTTCTTTTGCATTGTATGAACACTCGTATACAATCAGCTCACAGCTCACCTTTGTTCCATTTTTTTCACGAATGATGTCTGCGCAACGAGTATATGATTCTGGAATTGCTACACGAGCAACGACATATGTTTTATCCATATCTTTGTCATATTCGAGATAAGGTTCATCTGATGTAAAAGTACCAACCTGTTTTTCATCATATACAGTTATTTCATTACCGTTTTCGTCTGTTTCTATATGATAATCGTGAGAATGGAAATCCCAAGAACCGTCATCTAATTGATGAATGTTTGCAAGCAGTGGAGAATATTTTAGACTTGGCATTGCAGCCTTCATAGAATCTTCAGATATGTAACTACCATTACGATTAAGTAATGTATGGCAAACACGCACTTTAGCATATAATTTATTATCTTCTGCTTTTTCTATATCAGTAGAAGAAAAATCTTGAATTGCTTGTACATAAAGTGGTTTACCAGATTCCTTTGAAGAAAAATTATACATTTTCTTATGCTTACAGAAACTAATTAAATCTTCAATTGTAAAATATTTCTTTTGCATTATTTCCTCCTTTCTGAATTATTAATAAGCACTCAGATAGGAGAGTGCTAAATACTCAGCATATTACTATACTGAATTTTTCTTTTATCTATATCATCATTTGAAAACTGAATTTTTCCAGAATTCAAAAAGGTATAAATACCATTAGTAACATCAATCTTCTGAAAACCAAGAGAAGATAATTTCTCAGCAGTAGAAGTATCTGTAGTTTTTATAAAATTCTGTTTCATCCTTTTATCTCCTAATTATCATTCTTATTCTGGTCACGAGTTTTACTTCCTTCATCTGAAATCTGTGTATCAGAAACTTCTGGTTTTGTTCCATCAGAGCTATTTGAAACTGTATTAGCAGAAGTAAGAACCTTAAATCTGTTTGGTAAATCAAGAATGTCATTACCTAAAAATGCAAGTGATAATGTATCTAATTCGCTAATACCATTAAGTGCGTTGATCGCAAGAATTTTTGTTGCATCATACTGTAAATCTTTCTGTAATGATTCCTTAAAAGCGTCTTTGGTATATGCTGATACTTCAAAGAATTTCACTTTAGCAGGATTAGAAACTTGATAACCAAGCATACGATTTGTCCAACCTTGAATCTGACCAAGTAACGCTGAAATTGCAAATTCTGTATCAGCACGAGTTGCTGAACGGAATGCCTCAGCTCCACTAATAGTAGAAGAGTTCAAAATCTGTGCTCCACCAGAAGTATTTAAAACTTCCTTTGTAGCTTTTTGAACTTTTGTTGTATCAGTAGATTGATCGTCAGAGAATGAAATAGTGTCAAGTGGGATAGGGGTAATTGCAGCACCTACATAATCAGGTAAACTTGCAACCATCTTGTTATAATAATCTACAGCCAAGTCAATATTAACCGACCATGCATCGGGATCTGTTGCACCTGATAATGTTGGAATAGTAGCGGTAATCAATTTATAAATCTGTTGTTCGTCAGCTTGTACATCAGCCAAATTGAGCAACCCAATTAAATCAATGAATAGTCCACTGTAAATTGGTACAATTGTTTCCCAAGACTCCATTCTTGACTTTGTACACAAAGCATATTCATCTGGCATAGGTTGCCATTTATTTTTACTATCTCCACCATAAGCCTTATACATAGAACTTAATGGTTCTCCAAGGAATTCAAGAACATCTTCAAACTTTTTATAATTACTCATATCCACACTGAATGAAAAATCACCTGTGAAATATTTTCCTGAAATCCTACAATATTCAGGTGGTATTTTTAATATGAAAATACCTGTCTCGTCTATCCAGCAACAGCCATAATAAACATCTTCGATGAAGTTGTTAATTAACATAGGAAGTAAACTGTTTTGTAAATCCATCCTGTCTAAGACCTGTAATGTTTCATAATAATCTTTTAGGATTGCTTCTTTATCATTATCTTCAATGGGATTATATGTAGGAACAACATATCTTGAATTCAAATCAAACATTGTAGCGTTATACATAATCAATCTGAAATAAACCTGAGAACGATAGAAGAGATAACGTGATAATCCACGTAATTCAGATTCATAACTGTCTATATTCTGTAAGTATCTGATGACATCATCTTTACTATAAGAACTAATAGTTGTCTGTCGAACTGTCTTAGTTACATCACGAACTTGTTTAAATGCCTGTTTGCTTTCAGCAAATTTTTGTTTCTGTGCTTCAAGCTTTTCCATGTACTGCTTTCGTTCAGCAGCCGTAGGTTGTCGCTTGGTAGTAGTTGTTTTAGGAGATGTTTCTGACATCTCTTTTTTTGGTCGTGCCATTTATGTAGTAAACACCTCCTTTTCTTTGAGATTTTTTTATTTAATTTTTATGTGTGAATTTTTGTGATTTAATTAGAATCGCTTTGAGAATGATGATGAATGTGATGGTTGACGGATAGGGAGTTTAGATAAAAGAGTTTTTGAATCTGTTTCAGGACGTTTCTTTTGAGTGATAGCTTTTCTACGCTCACACATAAGTGCATAAGAAGCCATACAAGCCGTATACGCACGATCATCGTGGAGTTTATTAGCCTTTTCTGGTGTCAATTCAAATGAATCTTTTCCTGAGTCTCTTTTCTTACGAACCATATTCACAAGTTCTTCTTTAAGAGCATCAATATTAGCAAGAGCTATTTCATCTTGCCAATCAAGTTTAATAGTTTTGGTATTAACTGATTCTATTTTTTCTAACTCTTCATTGAGTTTTGTTTCAAATTCTTTCTCGTTTACTTTTTGTTTTCTAAGTTCATTAGAAATTCGTTCTTTTTCTTTTGCCAATTTCTTCTCATCGACATCAAATACTGTAAGATAGCCCTTATGGTCATATTGAGCTGTGAAACTAATCTTGTCCTGATTCATCAATTCAATCATTGCCTCATACATTTCGGATTTATAACCAGTAGGTGACATCAAATGAACTTTGTCTACTGCATTTGGAAATTTCTTTACGTAATCAACAGAATATTCTTTATCAATTAAGCCCCTATGAACAATACCTGCTGCATCAGTCCAATCTGGCATAAGATAATCGGCTATGTTTACGCCAGAACCCCCAGAACCTGCATCAATGTATATACCAACAATATTTCCGTAAGCATCAGCCCCACCATTATAATCGAGAATAACTTTCTTCAAATATTCAATCTGATCTGGTGTCTGCATCGGAGATTTTATTTTTTTTCCGACATCAATAAGATTGATACAATTAACTAAGCGCATCCTAGTATCAATGCTTCCATCGACTTGCTCATATTCGTATATTTCTCCAACAAGAATAACTGAATTATCACGACTTCTAGCAGGATCATATGTAATAACAAATTTTTTATCACCTGTATCGTTATATAGAAGTGGTTTTCTAGTTTCTTCATTACGTGTAATAACACCTCTACGAATAATTGCGTCAGTACCAGCATCTGTAGTAAAAATACAATAATACTCACGTCTTGCTTTTTCTGGATTTGTTCTCATTTCTGACTCAACAGTATTTCGAGATAGAAGTGGAGTAACTAATTCGCCCCTAAGAGTTGGTTTGAATGCTTGTTCGCAATCTATATGTAAAACACAATAATCTGGATTTCCCATAATCTGCTGTTTTGAAAAATCTCTATATAATCTCCAAAATTGTGTATCTGTTGACGAAGCAGAACTAATATAATATTTTTGATAAGATAAATCTCTTGGTAAGCATCTTTGACGGATAGGATCAATTGAATTACCATCAACATCTTTACCTGTTTTTAAGCTTTTATTAACAACAGCAAATGCACCGTATACATTCATCATTTCATCAGATAAGAAACCACTTTCGTCAAAAATTACTGTTCCCCTCATTCCTCTTTTTGCGTCTATATTTCCATTCAATGTCCTAGTCATAGATCCGTTATAACAGGAATAGGAAAATCCATTGGACGAATGGGAAAATCCGTCCCCTGCAGCATTCTTAATTTCAATTTCATTTTTGAATAAAGAACCTGTTGAGCCATAAAATGTATCAATATTATCATTTGCAAGTCTCTCTAAAGTAGTAAAAGTTTGTTCAGCCTGTCCACCTGTTCCACTCGCAATGTATGTCCACACGTTACAGAAACACATATCTTTAGACATAATTTCTAAGTCAATTACGGTACTTTTTCCATATCCACGAGTACACACTGCAAGTACATTAGGACAAACCCAACTTCTTTGAACTAGGAGGGCTTGCCCATCTAATAGCTCTATATTGAAAAAAAGATCTATAGCTTTTACTGGGTTGCATTGTAGATATTTTTGAATTTCAGCGATTTGAATATAAGATTCAATTTTACGAGATGAGATAGAATAACCGTGTGGCTTTACATATATACCATATTGATTATAAAAATCTTTATCATAATCAAGAATTTCATTCTGATAGTAATTCATAATCATTTGTTTATTCTGATTCATTTTCGACAACCTCCTTTATTTCTTCATTAGGAGATTCTTTTTCTTCGTCAAATTCCGCAAAAACAGAATAAACATCTTTTAAGTCTTTCAACTGTTCTTCATTTAGTAAGTTATTTTCCTTTAATGTATCTCTTAAATCAAGATTTTCCCTCAATAAAATTCTGTTAATTTCTTGGTAAGCATCTTTTTCTTTACGAAGATCAGTATTCACAATACGCATTTCAGAAACCATATCCGACCATTCAGATTCATCAAGAGCCAATTGTTTCATAATAGAAGCATCACTAATTTCCTGAACCTGTTGCATACCTCTACATGTGTCAATGTCGAAACCATTGACTTCACCACTTCGCAAATTAAGACTTTTAATTTTTTTGATTTTACCCGTCCATGTATTTTCACCTTTTTTAGCATTTTTATTATGTTTTAATGAAATACAACTATCTTGTGCAAGACTTGTAATAACAGAAGTAATCTTACCTTTGCTCTCCTGTAGGGATTTAATTGTTGCAGAATTGCGTTCAATATTAGAAATGTCGCACATCAACTTCGATATGGTGTCATCAATCTTAGATTGCTGTAAAAATCCACGAACAATAGAGATAGCAGAAGAAGTACGCATCATATCTTCATTTGCGTCTTCACTAGAATCTAACAATCCTAATAGCTGTGAATATAAGAATGGTTGGTCGGCTATATCTTCTTTTTCAAAAGGATCATAACTGAGTAATCGAATTACATCATTTTTGTTTTTTAAAAAACTATCATATGTATCCAACCCTGCATGTGATTCAATAAGTTCTTCCTCGGTTGTTTGTTCTTTTACTGATTCATTTTCAGTTTTATCCTTAACAAAATGGTCTGAATCAAAGTATGTTAGTCCTATATAATTTGGCATAGCAATTTGACGTGCATACGCTGTCCATACATTGGATTTAACTTTTCCAGAAGCAAGATTCTCAACTTCCTGGATGCTTGAGTCCCATACCTTTTCGAGGAAAGGTTTTCCCAAATATCTAAGGGCAAGTTGCACTGATTCCCTCGTAGGCTCTTGATCAACACCATTTGTAGTTCTTAATGCTATCTTTTTTGCACAGTCTTTACAAATTGGAGTAAGACCACTTTTACTCATAGGATCTGTACTTACATAAAATTTATCTTTAGCTTTATGAGTATCACACATGTAACACCAAGCACCTTCTTTTAGAGACTTGATTTTTTCTTCTTGTGTTTCAACTTTTTTCTTTAATTGTGCAGCCGTTAATTTTGTGGGCTGTGTCTCTTTTCTTGTAGCCAAACTAACGACCACCTCCTTTTATTCCAATATAAAAAGAAGCCACTTCATACGAAATGACTTCTCGTAATTTCCAATATTAAATTTCCAATGAAAGTGCAATTCACTTCACTTAGCACACCCACTGTGCATCGAACACAGGTTAGAAGTTTTGGAGACTTCATTCTTGCCAAAAGATAGGTGCATACGCCGTGTTAGGGATTCGAACCCCAAAGACTTTTACATCCAGACTGTTTTCAAGACAGCACCCTCGACCAATCGGACACACGGCATGAGCGTAGTATATAGGACTTGAACCTATGCATCGAATAAACGATGACCTCTGATTAGCAATCAGGTGCAATACCAACTCTGCCAATACTACATAACAAAAGAACCATCTCCAAAGGAAATGACTCTTTCTTTAAATATTTAATTATAATACAAGCTAACTTATCAATTTGCAAGTGCTTCATAGGTCTGCTTGTTGACCTCATATGTATTATCATTATACTCAACTAAATATGCTGTGATTTCACCAGTTACAACATCTTTCTGTTTATCTAATGATAATTCATTCTTATTATCAAATGGAATGTTATTTCCATTGACATCTTTAAAAGATAATGCCATAATAATCACCTCATTTCTTATTTATATGATGAGATTATTATACATCAATATAATATACAATAAAAATCTATTGTCTTTCTCATTATCTCCTCAGAAATCGAACTTGCATCTAAGTTGCATAGGACGCATCCTATTGTTTCTACAGTACCAGTCCAAAGACCGCAATGGACATAAGCGAGAGTAGTGGTGAGCCACCCACATTTTATATTCACATGCACACAAATATAAAACTTTAGCCATCAGGGTTTCTCGCATAACAGGGTGGAAGAGTACCACCCATTATAAATTACTCAGACCAAACAAGATCTGTTGTATAAGCCAATGTATTAATCGGGGTAAATTCTGTTACCTTGTAAGAAGCTAAAAGCTCAATACATTTCTTCTCTAATTCATCTTTATTTTCTGTAGAATACTCAACAGTTTCATATTCACCAGTTCCAACCGATGTAGTAACTTCTTTTACTTCATGAGTATCTTCATCGGTTACAGTTTCTTTCTGTTCTCTCATAATTTCCTGCTTTACAGTCAGATAACGATACATTCCTGTTTTGGAATCCTTAATAAGAATTTTATACATAGTCAACCTCCTTACAATACAACAGAAGTCTCTGCTTCAAAATCATTTGCTAATGCCCTGATTTCTGTTAATTTTGTTGTGATTGCAGCTTTCACTTTTTCCAAGAAAAGAACTGCCATTGCCTGTCCTAACTTTTCAGGAGTATTAAACACTGTACCAAGAGAAGTAGTAGGAATTTTATTTATATCAATAGAAAGTGTAATAGATAAGTTTTCATCAAGAGTGTACTTTTTATTTACTAAATCAGAGATTGTAACCTTTTCAATAGTAGAACCGTCTGGCTCATCAGTAACAATGACAGGAATTCCTGTATCTGAAAGTTTCAAATTCCCAGAGAAGTCAATCTGGCTATATTCGATATATCTTACGAAATTATGTAACTGATTTTTCTCTGTGTCAGCATCTCTTACGCTATCACCCAATTCTTCAACATTTAAACTTACTGTGATTACGTCTTCGTTAATTTCTGTTTTCTGTGCTAATTTCATTATTCTGTTGCCTCCTCACTTAACAAATTGTAAAATTCTTTTAATCCGCAAATCATATTTTTAATAGTAGACTTTGACAAATTACACTGTAATTGTGGTAAATTCATATCTGTATCATTTACTTTAAAAACAAGACAATTGTTATCAAAATCAATACTCATACTTGCTTTTGTCTGATTACCAATAAGCATCTGTAAAGCTTTTAATGTTTTTCCATTGTCACTTGTAATACTTAATACATCGCCAATTTCTAAGTCATTTTCCGTAACTTGTAAATAAGCCATTATATGTACACTCCTTTCTTTTATTTTTTTTGTTTTCCTTTTAATCTAACTGGGCATACTGGATTCGAACCAGTAAATGATGGGATCAAAACCCATTACCTTGCCTTTTGGTGAATGCCCAATATAAAAAATAGGAGAGTAATGACCCTCCTACAAAAACTATAAGATTATATCATTTTATCAAATTTCTTTAGTTTGTACTTGTTTATAATATAAGTTGCATTTTTATAATAATTACCTACAGGAACACAGTAACCACCACTTAATATCTTTCTAATTTGACTAGAAGAATTCTTGGTGAATGGGGCAGTACCATAACAACCATTATTAATAACACGAAGATATGCATATACTCCATTTTCTAAACTGCTATATCTTACACTACCACTTTTAATTCCCCATAGATTATAACCTCGACAATGTTTTCCTAATGTACTTTCAACCATAGCTTGAGAAATTGCTGTTGATGGTAACACACCATATCGTTTCCACTCTTTAATACAGATGTTTGCTATTGTATAAGCTCTGTTTTTCTGAACTTGCGATAATCCAATCAGTTTTACAGATTTAACCTTAATTATTTTTGGCTTTTTAGAACAAACATATTTACTATTTACATATGCAAATTTTCCTTTATATTCAATTTTTGTCCATTTTTTCTTCTTACCATTAACAACAGTAATTTTTTTACCTAAAGGAAGGATAGTAAAAGATTTACTCTTTTTGGTTGGCTTCTTTCTGATATGCACACGAGCTTTTACATACATTTTTTTAGTTGTATACGCTGTTAATCCTTTGACTTTTGTTTCAAGAATAGATTCTTTCTCAGAATTTTTATCAATATCAAAACGTTCTGATACAAAATCTTTAAGATTATCAATATTAAAATTGTTCTCAGAATTTAAAATTGCTGAACCTGATGCTATTGAAATTGCTGGAGTAGTAGTGACTGTATTTGCGGTTGCTTTCATTGTATTATTACAAGTTATTAAAAATAAACCTGTAACAATTAAAAAACTTTTTCTCATAATTTCCTTTCTTTTGCAGTTTTCTTGTTACATATATTTATTCTCTGTTTGAGATTGGATTATGATGAATGTTGTGGCAGGACTCGAACCTACAATTATCATAAATGATCGTTTTGACTCCTTTAGACTACACAACGCTTAAATAGAAAATTTTCTACATATATTTTATTTTATTCGCTAACCAACACACGAACTGGTAAAATATACAAACACCTATGCCACCCAAAATACACTGCGCTTGTGTAGTGACATTCCATATTATGTATTGGTGACGTTAATCCAAACTTGCCCATGTTTTACCCAACACTTGTATGAACTCTGCAAAATTCATACAACTTAGACATAAGTTTTTATGATACAGAAATTGCAGTTTTGTATCATGGCAGTTACAGACCACAGGCTCAAAAGACACTGTAGTACAAACTTCAATTTAAGGTTCTCATTAACGTAGAGAAGCACGAACATCTTCTCATTTATGAAGGCTGAGAGCCACCGAAAATCCTAGATGTCGGTAGGAACGATATACTGCATTAAGGTTTCGTGCGCACTAGAGTCTTTGTATAGTCGGCTCTACCAAAATGCAATATTTGAGGAATCACATTAATGTGACAAATGGTCTTACAATGCTACATGAATAGCAAATGCCAAGAAAATTCTCACTTTAGCTTTTGGTATGAGAAAAGAATAGCTTTGCCTTCTATAACCAGTCGTAACCTTGTCTTTTTATAGCGTAGGACGACATCAACGCTGTTTATAAAAATCTACCAACAAATTGATAGAGCACCCTCACTTCTTTTGGATGTGAGCAGCTTATTATATTTATTTATTCTCTGTTATTGGGAATTTTTGACAGAATCGCCAGTATCTTATGTGGTTCAGCGTATAAGATTGGATATGAGATTGGTAAGAATGCAAGAAAATAACCGCATGGTCTGGTAAACTTATGGCGGTTAGATTCATTCTTTCCAATATTTGATTTCAAGACAACTGTTCTGCTATACGGATAGTGTCTTTTATTTATTCTCTTCGTCAGTAACATTAGAATTTTTGCTTCTTAGAGCATTAATTTTATTCATAACCTCTGCTTTGGTCTGCTTACGGCAGTAAAATTCTCTAGTTGTTTCAGTGGAACGATGATTGGCAAGCTCGGCTGCCAATGCTAAATCACCAGTTTCCTCATATACAAGATTTAGCCTAGTCTTACGTTGACAATGAGGTCTATAGTCAGAAATTCCAATAATTTCGCCATATTTCTTCATTCTATCTCTGATTGCACTGTCACCCATAGGTTTGTATTTTCCTTTATATTTTGTAATTAACAACGAATCACATTCTAAATGGTCATAATCATTCTTTCTCATTTCAAGCCACTCTTGAATGAGTTCTTTTGCAACACTCCCAAAAACAACCTGCGTATGATAACCCTCTTTTTCCCTTATGTCAACAAACATATTATGTTCCAAATCAAGCTTGGATAATTGTAGTTTTAACAACGCACCGATTCTATTTGCTGAGTCAAAACTTACTTCAAATAAAATCTGGTCTTGAATTGAATACTTATCATTTTCAGATAACTCTCTACGAATTGTCTGAACTTGTTCTTCTGTAAGAAAATAAGAATTCAAAATATGTTCCTCATTAGCTTTCTTCATTCTATCAAGTTTCCCATCAAAAGGATGATATTTAACAAAACCACGTTTCATAGACCAAATATAGAATGAACTAACAGCAGAAATTTTCATGTTAATAATCTTTTTATGATTCAGAAGTGTTTCCTGGCAGAACATAATATAATTCTCCATAATATCAACGGCATTTTCCATAAACTCATCTGAATATAAATCTAAATCGCCATAGTTTTCGCCCAACCACATAAGAAAATGACGAAACAATCCTTCATATCTTTTATATGTAGTATCTTTAACATCCTGATTTTTAATAATATTTGATTGAAGATATTTCTTATATTTCTTCAAGTTATCAGGATTTATAAATTTTTCCCTATCCTTGGTAAAATATTTTACCCTTGTTACATGTGCCACTAAATCACTTCCTTTCGTATACAAAAAGAAGCGAAATAGTAGTGGACTAAATCGCTTCTCTAAAGTTAACTAACTAATTTCATAACCCAATTGTTATAATTTTCAATAATCCATTTTCTACCTTTTTCAGTCCATTTCAGACAAGGCGAAGAATGTTCTTGTGTGTAACTCTGATAGTCAGCATATCCATCAGAAATTAACCATTCGTAATCTGCATAAGGACATCAAGTACCTGACTGATTTTTGAAAATGATTTTATTCATATTCATAATTTTATTTAATTTTGTGGCACTCTTAAATCCTAAGTCCTTTGCAATCACAGTTGTAGTAATAAGACCTTCTTTATTCAGAACATCATCATGGTATTCAATTTTTGGTTTTTGTTCTTTAATTTCCGCAACAAGCGGAGCAGTAGCAATTTCAACAAGCTTATTGTGTGCATATGCAACTTCACTTGCGTCTTTACTAAATAACATAAGTTTGAATTTTTCTTCTTCTGTAAGCTGAGTACTTGATTTAAGTTTCTCTTCCATTTGGTTAAAAGCATTTATGTATTTCAATTTCCATTCAAGCGCTTCTTTTCCAGTAAAGCCCATTGATAACAATGAAAATCCATCACGATTCATAAGATATTCTGGATTTTGTTTTCCATTAGAAGCCTTGTAACTACTTAATTTGAATAGAGCGCAAAATTGCGCTGTACTAATTTCTTTAGAAATATTCTTTATTGCTCTAAGAACTTCTTTGTGTTTTTTCCCAAATTTCTCAGCAACTTCACGACTACTTGCTAATACTTGTCCATTTTCTTCTTTTAAAATAATTTCACTCATTTGTAAAATCCTCCTATTATTAAAACAATTGTTATTAGTAATAGGAGAGTGGCAGGTAATTATCCTGCAAACTCTCCGTTGTCGATGCGATAGGAACATACCCTATACATGCGTATCATCAACAGAAAGGTAGAGATAGGAGAGTGCAAACCATCCTACAAACTCTTTATTGAATTATCCGTTCAACCTATATTTATATTCTCTGTTCTCAAACTCAAAAACATTGAATTAGTGGGCAGGGTTGGACTCGAACCAACGAAGCCGAAGCGCCTGATTTACAGTCAGGTGTAATTGCCGCTATACGACCTACCCGTACAAAAAGAGTGTGCAACATACACCACACACTCTAAGTTCAAATGTTATTCGGAATCAGCAAATTTGTCTCTTAAACACTTACACACTGATTCTTCTATAACATATCCTATAACTAAAATCCAAAAGCCTTTAACATCTTCTGAATATCTTCATGACTTAACTCATCGCTAGAGTAGTAAGAATAACTCATATAAGAGTCGCCATCCGACCTACTAGCAGTAAATCCGTGAGTATTTCCATCTTCGTCTTCAGAAGTGTGTCGATAAGTATCATCATGACAATCACAATTTTTACAATCGCCATCACAATCATCATATTCATTGCCAATTTCTACTTCATATATCTCATCAGATTCAATCTTTGGAACAATCTTAGAATTGCAATCATCAAAGATGTATACAACATCAGCTTCAACAAAGATATAACCATCCTTTCGCTTTACAGGTTCACACCAAATTTCGTCATCTAATAAGCTGATAACGAAAGCGTCATCATAACCATCCCATTCAGGAGCTGCTAATTCATTGATAAATGCAATATCATATCCGATTCCAACAAGTTCACGAATAATCTCTTTTGCATCTTCATATTTAGCAATGACATTTACTGAATTATAATCATCATCAGATGTTACTCTGTCGTATGTATCTGACATAACACAAGCAAATTTTTCATAATCTTTAAAATATAATGTTTTAATAATAATCACGACCTTTCAGATTAAGCATTTTTAACTGCATCTTTAAAAGCTTTACCTGCTTTAAACTTAGGGGCTTTCGAGGCTTCGATGTGAAGTGATTCACCTGTAAGCGGATTTCTACCTTCTCTTGCAGCTCTTTCAACAGTCTCAAATGTACCAAAACCAACTAACTGAACACGTTCACCAGTAACAACGGCATCCTGAATTGCTTTAATTGTTGCATCTACAAAAATCGCTGTATCCTTTGCAGTTACACCCTCTAATGTCTCTGATACTGTATCTTTAACTACTTTTACTAAATCTGTCTTGTTCATTTTTAATTTTCTCCTTTTTCTCAATTAATATTTTTTGTAATATAAAAGAGGGTAGCTGCTATAATAGTCAACTCCCTCATATACGATTTTACGGTAATCAAAAACCTGTTTGTATCAAACGATTTTATAAGGATAATCGTGAACCAAAGTTTGTTTTTCTTTAACAATATGTTATAATATATAATATTCTCCCCACCTACTGATCATATTTTGTGAAAGGTTGGTAATTCTCATGAACAAATGTGTTTATCCATATCTTGTTTATGTCAATGCTTATACTCGTGTGAGATTCGGAAGAATCGAACATGTTTGTAGACATTGGCGTAGATTTCCTACGAGATAGCTTGTCTGTTGTTATTATCTTTCAGTGCGGATCGGTAATTACTCGACAACAGACGGGTGGGAGAGTATTTATCTTAGAATTGGTAATTTGTTAGTCTAATTGAATATCATATAAACAAATTAACCCTTTGTCACCTATAACTGACACTGTTTGCTCAGGTCTATTAACTTTTCTTATTGAAGTCGCAAATTGATCGCTACCTGATACACATCCTGACTGTATTACTTTTGTATCATATACTGTTTCCATAGCATTAGTGTGTCTATGCCCTAACAACACAATGTCTGGCTTTACATTGAACATCATTGTAAAATTCTGTACAACATTACTTGGCGAATCCTTATGTCCATGTGCTGCAAACACATTATTCCCACGGATATTGAACATTGCAATTTCAGGTTCAATATTGTTGTTACCAATAGTAATATTCTCAAAATTCTGCATTCTGGCTTTTAAATAGAACGGCAAGAGTACGTCCATATTTTCGCCATCTAAACCATCTTCCTTTTTAGGGGATATCCTAGAATGATTACCAGGCGTTGTATATACATAGATATGATTAAAATGATTTGCTAATCTAGTTAGCATAGCAGAAATCAACTCTGAAACATATTTGAACTGTTCCATAAGATCCATATTGTTCTGTAATCGAAGATTATTATGAATAATTCCACTAAGAATCTCGCCAATTACAAGATAACAGTTTTCAGATTGATGTATTCCACGGATATCTAAAATATCAGAGGTGAATTTTTCAATTCGTTGCTTTAAAATATCTTCATCAAAATCATTCTTCCAATTATGTATCTCAATTCCAGTATGAATATCTGTTAAATGCACAAGTAAATCTGTTGAACTGTTAAATAATGTATAATGTACTGGAATATTCATTGGTTCAATATTTTCGCAAATAATTCTTTTAACCATATCAGCATATGATTCTTTACGAGCTTCCTGTCTAATGAGTCGATTATACTCAACTCTTGCATCAGAAAGTTTAATCTTTTCTTTACGCATTTTAATTAACTCAGCATTATCTGAATTATTTTCTGTTTCTACTGGTTCATTAACCCATCCAGCGTCAATATACTCATATAATAATTTACTACCTTTGCGTACTGTATCTCTGTGCTCTAAATCACCATTAAATTCAGAACGAAAGTCAGCAACATCTTGCCATTCTAAATTTTCATCTGTTCTTTTTCTCTTGAGTAAGTCTAATTGTTCTCTAAGAAATTCATTCTTCTCGATGTCGTCCACCTACTCTCTATTCTTCATTAGATTCAGTAGGCTCATCGAGTTCACTTTCCTCTTTCACCTTCACGTTTATTTCAACATCGCTACCGTTAAATACCGATAGAAGAGTAACAAGCTTCTTTTCTTCGCCATCTACTTCAACAATCATACTATCTGTGTCAATGATACCTGCAATTTTCATAGATTTCTGCTTTGTTTCCTTAAATACAAAGTTTGCCATTTATCCTTTTCCTCCATAAATCAAAAATTCCCACCAGATTTATATCTGCTAGGATTATAATAATTATCTTTCTTACCTTTTTGTTTTCGAGTGTCTAATATTTTCTGAATTTTATCACGATACTCCTTACTATCACTTAACCGATACATACTTATAAGTGTATGATTTTGTGAATTTAATGGGATTTTATCATAACAAATATTATGTATAACAGTCTTTGCTAACTGCTTTGATAACATATGTGTGTGATAGTCACCTTCAATATCAATTCTTGTCACTCGAAAACTACCATCTTTAATTTTCTCAATTTTAAAATCTTTTTCAGTCATAGGCGTTACCCAACTGACTGAATTTTTCGTATTTTTTCTAAAGCATTTATATTATACATTCTTTCACAAAGATAATATTTTCGATTCTTAGTATATGTATGAGATATTCCATTTTCACCATAACAAATTTTATAATCTCTATTAAGAATCATCGCTTCTTGTTTCGTAATCTGAACTATTTTGATTCACTCCTTTTGAGTTATTTCTTCCATATAACAATAGAAGAGTAATTGCAGGTAGACGAATCGCACGTCTTCCATGAGATTATGACTCTCATATGCTTCTTTTACAACAACCTGCGATAAAAATAAAATAGCTAGTGAAAGCACCGATTTTCAGTGCAACCACCAGCGTAAAAAGTAATACAAACAAAATAAATACTTTATTATGATAGCAATAATCCCTTCGGATTGCCTCCACAAACGCACTCATATTCAGCCACAATATAATGAAATCTGAGCATATAAACCGTCATCCATATACTTTTTCACCAACAGGAATACACCTGTCTCTGTATCGGTTCGATTGGTTACGAACATCTTTCACCCGTCATTCAGAATTAATCAACCTCAAACTTACTTGTATAATTTGATGTTCTCTTTATATACCTTGTTCTTCTACTGCCTTGGGCTACTCAATCACTTGACTTATCTTATACGATCCATTTCCAGATCATCACGGCAAATTGACTTATTTTGGTATTCCCCTACTTATCTCCTATAGATTACCAGTCTACAGGCATCAGGGTTAAGCATTACAGTGTAACTCTCTATTACATCAACGACAAGATAGCAGCTTTTAACTACATTTGCTCTCAGTACATACGCTTATCTTTAAGGATTTTCCTAATATCCTAATATACCTCACGGTAGTTTGGAGCAAATCATTATAAAGTATCCCATATAATAATTTGCCGATATTCACGCATTCTCAGCACAGTGACTAAACCGATCTACACTGAGTTCATTGCAATCATAGTAAAGTATTTATTTTGATTGTTTCTATTTTATTTGTCAGCCAAGAAAAGCTGATTTCATTGTTTTATATTCGGGGCAGATAATGATACGTCTGCCCCTAGTATACTTTTAAACTTGCAAGCCCTTACTTATTACACGCATTGGCAATGGCGTGGGAGTTTACTAACACAACTCTGTGCTTTCTTCCCTCCATATTACACCCATTGTTAAAATCTCTGAAACCATTGATTTTGCTTGCTTTTTGTGAAAAATATACAGTTTAATTCGGTAAAATTTGTGCAAAAATACCTATGAAAAGTTTAAAAGAAATTTATCTTTATTAGTTTTGTACAAAATATTTAGGATTTTTCTTGTATATTTTGTTCCCTTCCCTTTAGTATTTTTGCTCATTCCTATGGATGTCTCTAATCCCAATGCCATCTCAATTAATCTGTTTATTGTTATTATATTACCTATCTTTATACTACTCATATCATGAATTAAAACTTTCGTTCTTTCCATAATACATTCATTCAATACTTCTGAATCTAAATTTGACATGTAACATTGTTTTACATAATTATCATACTCTTCAATAATAGAACGTATTTTTGTCATTTGTCTATTATTGGGTTTCCCCTTCATCTTAATAAAAAATTGTTCTGTTGGGATTGTTTCAACGGTAGAAGCGTTCTGAATCTTATTTATCCAATCTTCAAGCCAGTTCATAGGACACAACAATTCTCTATTAATACGACTTTTAAGTTTATTCTTTGATTCGTCAATTTCATCTTGTGGAAGTTCTTTGCCATCTTTTGTATATTTAATTTCTCTGGTATATTTCATAAACTCAGGAAAATCGTACTTTTTATACTTTGGTTTACCTGAATCCGTATACCCAACAATTCTTTTAATGCTCATACAAGGGAGTTTGCTAATTCTATCAATTTCTTTATTACCATCAATTTCATATTCCCTTTTACATCCATCAATAATAACCTGAGCAAGAACAGATAAGACAATAAAATTGTCATAGAGTTCTTTAAGTTTTTTCTCATCAGGATTATCTTTTTGTAATTCCGTCCAATAATAAGTCATTGCCAACTGAGCCAAATTACTTGAATATCCGATTCCCATACGTGACTTTGAGAACTTGTTATCCATAGCAGCATAATCTTTTTTTGTATTATTATAGGTAATACAAGACTCTTGTAATGCATTTACAATAGTATAAAAATCTTTATAGCATCTTTCTGCACATTTGACCATTGTTGATTGATTTGTGACAAGCATGAAATCCGAGTCTTCATCCATCCCATTTGCCCTGTCTTGAATATCTGTATGAATACAATTAACTGCTATTATATTTTTACTAAATGCAAAATATTTATCCATTTCTTTAGAATAGACATTATGTAAATAACATATATTATTTGGGGAATTATGTGGATTTCTAAACGCTGCAAGATATTCATTATCATCAAAACGTTTAGTACAACACTGAATACAATTAGATTCTTGAGAAAGCGTTGGATCTTTTTCAAAATCCTCACCAACAGAATAAAGCAGAAGTGCATAAGGATTACCACATACAGTCAAATTATCACCATTGACCATAATTTTTCCTTTTCTCATTCTAAAAACATATTGTTTAATTATCTCTTTCTTTTCATATCTAAAAAATTTACTATTTCCAAACTCATGATTTTGAGCATACAAATCAGCAAGCATTTCATAATGATTTACTTCATTTGCATTCTTTCTAAGAAACTTTTCAAATTCGTCATTGTCACGTTTAAGTAATTCAACATAATCAATGCTAATCTGAGCAATGTCTTTTACATCGTCCTTCATACATGGAAGAGTATTAATCATCTGGTAACTCAACTGTTGATATTGTCCTAATTTACTTGGATGGTCAGTTTTTACAATGCCCCACATATCACCATCAGAATGAATTCTTTCGCACCAATAATCATATGCTTCAGTAATATTATTACCCATTAAGTCTTGAAATTTCTTCCATTTAATCGCATTATCAGTAGTTATCATCTTAATATCTTTTAAATAATGCCATTTACCAAACATATCTTGAACCTGGTATGTATTGTAATCATATCCATTCTTCTCACACCAATTTTTAAAGAATTTTTGAATATAACTCTTAAAGGCACATGCTTTAAAAAGGTGATTTCTGAGTAATGCCATACCGTTAATATAAGATGGGAGACGAAGATAATTAGAATCAGCTTCGATTAGTGCCATACCGTCCCAAATTGTATTTTTAACTTGACGTTTTTCTTCGGATACAACACATTTTTTACGTTTTTCAATTATCTTTTCATTTTTATTAGTTTCTTTATTTTTCTTTTTGACTTCTACTTCGTATTCTTCTGCTTTAACAACTTTTGTCATTGTTTCAAAAAAGGAATCCTGATCTTTGAGAATTAGAATATCCTCAACAGGTATATGAAGTGTACCAATAATGGTAGATGTGGTAAGTGGGGCATAAGCTGACATTTCAACGATTTTCGCATTGTCATGTCTCATTTTTTTTCCAAGTCCAATTGTTAACCAATCATATGCAATGTCATATAATTTACTATTTATAAAAATAACTTGTCCAAGTTTAGCTTTGGCACTTGTACGAAAAAGCATCTCATAATGAAGTGTTTCTTCTTTAATTGTTCCGTTTCTGCGTTTGCGTTTATATGTAACATCAACACCATTCTCATAAAAATACTCTCGAATTTCATCTCGTGATTTTTCATCATATAAGTCTTTTCTATCTTCAACTTTTTGTAATGCCTGTTTGATACGTTCCTTAGAATCTCCATCAGTATCATTAAATAACTTTTCTAATCGGGTATGCTCATTATCATAAGAGCGACTTCCAAATTCATAATCAAGACAAATTATATCTCGTGTACTTTCATTTTTTTTACCAGATTTTCCTTTGTAAATATTTAATCCATTCTTTTGCAAGAAAAAACTAAATAAACTATTGTTAAACATGGCATCAGTATATGTGAAATAATCTCGTATTCCAAGATTAACATCATATAACATACCAGCACTGATGTTTTTTATCTTAATCCCATATTCACTCATCTATTATTCCATCACCACCTTTTTGAAATTTAAAGCATATTTTTTCAATTCATCAGTAGACATTTTATCTCTAACCCAATCCCATAGCTCCATTACGAAAATATCATATTTAGATAATTTAGATTTATCATTAATTTCATATTTGATTTTAGTATTTTTGCCACACCAATAATTAAATACATTCTCAAATAATAGTGCAGTTAAAAAACACTTACTTTCGTAACCATCGAGTGAGAGATGAATTTCATCATCTGCATTTGGATACAATTCATCTATTTCTTCATTTTCAATTTTCATCATGTTTTTGACATTTTCTACATCTTCATCACAATCAACTTTATAAAACATATATCCATCTGGAATAGTAGGAAGATTACCAAATGTACCTAATTCTGTTCCAATTAAATATGTTCCGAAAATCCCGTAGCATTCTGTGACGTGATTAATTAATTCTTTTAAATTCATATAAGATTACCTCCACCTATATATTCTCCAAATGAAATTTCTATTTACTCCACAAAATATATAGGTACTTTTCCCATTCCATATTTCTTATAAATCAAATAAGAGCAATATCCATTCACCAATTCAAAATTTTTGTTTAACTTAATTTTGCCTAAAGTTCCATATTTCCTAAAATTATATAATTTTTCTTTAAATTTCTTAGAATTTGGACTTGTGATTTGAAAATCATATGTAATAACAATATCTTTAATAGGTATCCAATACTCAATATCAGTTCTATAACCAAATAACAAATTTTTTAATATTTTAGTCATCATCATTAAAATCCTCCATTTCTTCAAATTTATATCCCAACCAATCAGCCAACCAATTAATACCAGGGATACATTCCCTATGTATATATTCACCATCATCATTTTTTAAAAATACATCGCCTATATTGATAGGTTCAGCACACTCACAGCAAAAATATTTATTCTTGATTTTGGATTGATAGTTGGGACATCTAAAATCATGTTTTCCAACTTGTCTACAATATTCACACCTAAAATTCAAACTCATTAAGCATCCACCTTTTTGTCAAATACACTAATTTCATATTTAATATTATTCATAGTACGAGTAAATTCGTTATTCTCAAATAATTTATTAATATATTTACACATATCATATTTAATGGTTTTTCTTTCTGATTCATCAAATATTATATTTTCATGATCTAAATCCATATGCAATGTATCTATGTTTGCATACTGTAGATACAAAGTAACTTTATAGCATGTATTTTCTTTGTCCCATAATGCCATTCCAAAAACTCTAAAATCATTTTGTAAATCAACTTTTATAACTTCTGTTGCAACATTTTCATATCTTAACATATATTTATATATCCTTTCTTTTTCTATCTCTGTCTTCTGAATTTTTTCTACACTGTTCATTAAATCTAATATCCGAAGCTATTCTATCAGCCCACGATAATGATTTGCCGTGTCGTGGATAATCTGTACAAAAATCAGAATTAAATATTAATCCGTGAAAAATGGAAGAGTTGTTGTAGCTGCTATAATTTGTTGTGTAAGTATCTGTTGTCATATAATATAATTCTCCTTTTGTTTATTAAAATTTTTATTCATTGTTCTCAGCTCCTTTTAAGTGCTGCGTTGATGGTTACATATACTTATTCTCTGTCTGAATTATGATTTATTGCCATTTTTTATTTCACCAAATGAGTCTACTTCATAAATTTCAAGCATCTTGGCAATAGCCCATTCAATTTCTTGCTCATATCCTTCTTTATTAAGTACATATATATTTGGTACATTTTGTGGTGGTTTCTTTGGATTAGGTTGAACACTACCAACTTCTTTTTTAATTAGAAGTGGTTCTTTGTCGCCAATAGAAGATGTGAGATATTGAATACATTGATTAATGGTATCTTTTGACATAGAGAGTTCTTTTGACATAGATTCTATACTTCGCCAAAAAGCTTCTGGTTTAGTTTCAGGGTTATACATAGTTTCTTCATTATCTTTATTTTTGGGACGAATGAAAATATACGAATTAATATAAAGAAAAGCCATTAATATATTCTCTTTATTAATACTAGATTCATTCATCATAATAAAATCAAGCTGAGAAGATGTGATTTTTGAGAACTTATCAACAGCATCAAAATTTTCAGGAATGATCTTAATTTCAATGCCAGTATCATACCCAAGTGTGTCAAGATCCTGTTGAACTTCAATCATTTTGTTGTTGATCATATATTCCAGTACATCAAGAATTTCTTGAACAGCTTTCGGTCTGCGTTTGTGTGTCTTGTATCCGTAGAAATTTAGAACTTTTCTAAGAGTAATCCAACTATAGTCTTCGTAAGACCTATATTTATCAATAAGGATATAGGTAATATAGAATTTACGACTAACTCCATATTTAGTTTTTATGTTTCCCTGAATATAGTTATTTGGAAAACGAGTAAAGTATTCTGTTTTCTGTTGCAATAACAGTTCCTCCTTTATATGTGATATTTATTTATTCTCCATTTGAAATTAAGTGGAAGAGAAATTTACGAGCGTTCAGCAAAGTAGGTCTGAACCCCCATCTGTTTGTTTTATTTTAGAAATTAGTAGGGGATGAAACCCACTTTGCTGAACTGAAAGAAGATATATAACATTATTAATAAGACAGACTATTACGCTTGTATTTGCTTACGCTTCATACAAGCTCTTTAATTTTTTATTTGATTGTTATTGGTTGATTTAGGTACATGATGTTTTGGGTTGATGGTTTCATTTGGGTACATGTATGATGTACCTATAGTTTTATTCTCCATCTGGGTTATTATTCTGTTCCAAATCAACATACTTCTCTTTGTAAATATCCTCTACAAAGAATACTGGTAATTTGTCATGGTACTTTTCATATAATTCCTCATCAGAAATATGAGAGTAGCATTTGCCTATTGGTGAGTTAACTTCTCTGATATAATCTTTTATAATAGATTTATTTTCCTTGAATCGCTCATTTATTTTCCCACAAATAGTACAGTAAGTATATAAACTTGTATTAAGACGAGTTTTTCCTGCAAATATAGATTTGTTTTGAATCAGACATTCTTCATAATGATGTTTGTGCTTTGATTTGCGGTTACTCTTTGAGATATTACTTTCTGTTGACTTGAGATATTTTGGTATTTCTGTTTCATATTTGTTCATTTGGTTTTCATTCATTTCTATGTTGATACTTATATATTCTCTATCTGAATTGTATTTATGAACTTGTTATCAGTTGTCTACCCTAAAGATATTCTTTTCTTGCTGTCGCTGCGAAAAGACCGTCCCTATCAAGGGACTATATCTATGCTGTCGCATGAATAAATTTTTAATCTTACTTACAATAGTGATGGAAGAGTAATTGTTTTTATAGTCTACTATTAGAGATATTTGTTGTAAAATGAGATAATTTTAAAATTTTATACAGTTTATGACAAATTGTATGTCTGACTGTTAAAATGGATTTTTGATGCAATTTTTAACGATTTGAGTGAGCATATAGAACATATGAAATATATGAATCAATTTATCTTGTTATAATATTCTTGTTATTATTTTTTGGTTTGGTTGTATAATATAATGTTTTTTACCTGCTATTATGGGCGATTATCTTTAAAAATTGCAGTAAATTTCGTTTGAAAGGCATTTAATGATAAATTGGTAGGCTAGAACATAAAGTGTCTAATTTTTCTTTGAGAATGAAATTTTGTGAGCATATAGAACAGATGAAATTTTGATATAAAAATAAGACATCTTACGATGCCTTATCAAATATTGTTGGTATTTTTGTATTTATATTATTGGTATCAGTTAAATTATTTTGTTCTAATAAATTATCTACTATAGACTCAAATAGTTTACGCAGTGTTTTGTTATGCTCAATCACATCAAGTGTATAACATGATTCTAAATGATTTTCATAACAGTAATCATCTATTTCTTGATTAAGATCTATGTCTGGATATGTATTTTTCATCTCATTATAGAGATTTTTATATAGTTCTTTATAAGATATTTGGAAATAGTCTGTTAAAAGTTGATATTTTGGGAACATCTTAGTTGACCAATATGACCATTTCTTTTTAGGAAGCTGTTGTGGCTTTTTGAGAAAGTTAATTTCTTGCTGCATTGATGTCATTGTCTGTATGAGAGTGGTAAGTGTATTAGTTATTGTGTTTAATGTTTCTGTTATCTGAGATAAATCAGGCGTTAATTTATTATGTCTGTATTTTTCTATGATATCCCATGTCCAGTCCATAAACATGTTAGCATTCTTTTTGTCTTGACCAACGACAAATCTCCATAATACCTCTTTCTGTATAAAGCATTGTGTTATAACATTTCCCATCAGTTGCCCTCAGTTTAGTGGTAACTGATAATTCGTCTAAACGATTTCTGTGCTTAGAATGAATGTTATCAATTGCTTTTTGTGGATTAGAATATTCCAATGCCTGACCAATCTGTTCTCTTGTTAAAAGAATGTCATCATTCATATTCCTGTAGAAGTTGCATGGTAAGTTGTTGAATGTTTCAGTTGAAATTAATGTTAAGTTGCTCATAATTTGATTCCTTTCTTTTTATGTTAAATGCGATTTATAAGTTTCTGATTGTATATTCTCTGTTTGATTTTATTTTTTTGCATAAAAATAAGACAGACTGAGTAATCAATCTGCCTTAAATAATTAATTTTTATTTAGAATATAACCAACTAGACTCTGGTTTAGCTATGAGACGAGCATTATTATATGCCATATCAAGTGTTAAGCATGTATATCCTTGATAACAATTATCTAATTTTGTGACTGCAAGAGCTAAATCAGGTTTTCCTTCATCTGTGTCTAAACATAAAGGAAGTAATAATTGGATTTTATCTTCATAACATTGTGGAATTGCTAATTTATAATTTGCTGAAACTCTACGTTTCATTAATTCAACTGCGCCTGTTAAGATGCACATTTTATTTTCTTTTTCTAAAAATCCTTTTGGCAATCTTTCTTTATTCTTTTCATCTTCCAAAATATGCTTGAAATGTATGTCTATTGGATAATGCCAATCAAACAATAAAAGAGAAGGATCTTCAAAATAATTGGCTTTTTGTGGACGTTCAGATATTCCATGTTGATTTAATTCATGCCCAGTAAGAAATGATACATTATACTCTTGATCAGAATATGCATATATTGATTCATAATATTTTGTAAAAAGTCCTGTATTAAATAAGGCATAATTATCTTTTCTTATAATTTGTCTTTCTGTTCTAAGACGTTTATAGGTATGAACTAAATAACTAGTTAGTATACCATTATTAGGATAGGTCGGATTTGACCAAATTTCTTTATCTGCTTTTTTAGATAAAAGTTCAGTATATTCATTCCAGTTTACATTAAAATGCCCCATATGCTCAGCTCCTTTTGTATTCTTAAACGCTTCTGTAAGTATATCATATTTTTGAGATTCTGGAAATGGGAAAGTAGCAGTGTTATCTGATTTATATAATTCAAATGGATATGATTCATATTTTTGTAATTTTTGTGGTATGTATTCACCTTGTAAATTATTGCAAGCTGTTTGATATGCTTCTAATGGGGTGTTGGCATATACGAGATAGATATGGTCGTAAGGTTCGTAGCAATAAGCTGCTGTCGTTGGTATTAGATATGTATTCATTTGAGTTCTCCTTTAAGTTGAATAATTATTTTTTGTATTGATTATATAGTTATTCTCTTATTGGAGTGATTTTGTATGGTTTTTATATACCCCTTTATGTTGATAATAGATGTGACGATAGAAGGTTAAGTTTTTTAAGATGAGAATAGTAAATTTTTGATACAAAAAGTGTTATCGAATTTTGCCTTATATAATAGGTAGTTTTTAATTTTTAGATAGAATTTTTAGAAACATGAATTTTTCAAAAATAGGGTTTGACAGGGCTAAAAGTATTGATTTTGTTTGGTTTTAACGATATGGGGTACGATAACTGGTTTAATGGAGTAAATTTGGGATTTTGCTTAATTTTTGTGGGATTTTAAGAGATTGTTTTTTTTTGATTATAAAAAATGATGGATTATTTTTTAGTTGGTGTATAGATGAAGCTGCTATACCCAGAATAAGAAACAAGAACACTTGTTTTGGTTTTTACTACCCCCCAAACATATGTTTTTCTGCGGTATTTCTACATTTTTCCGTAACCGAACAAAAGTTTGTTTTTCTTTACTGGATAAGTCGAACAAATATTCTGAACACTTGTTTTGATACTGATATGTGAAGCCGAACAAATGTTTATAAAAAATTATCGTGATTTTTTAAAATGATACTTGACTTTGGACAAATAACATGATAATATATAGTTAAGTCAAGAGAACAACCAATCTTTAAGAAATGAAAAATTGACTCTTGACAAATAAAAGAATGTCTGTTATACTTGTATCAAGTCAAGTGAATAAATAGGAAGTAACAAAACTTTAAACTTCTTCGCAAGCAATCCTGAAAAAACACTTGACAATAAACAAGCAACATGATATACTTTAAACAAGTCAAGTGATTGACTTAAATGTTCAAACTTATAGCATATATTCAGGGTTGCAACCTGAAAAAATAGGGTGCAAAGTCTAGCACACCTTACACCCCTTACATAGTGGAAGCGTGAAAATCACGCTAGAACCAGCATCTTTATTCTAGCATATTTCATGCAAAAAATCCACAAAAATATTTATCTTTTCCCATCCGTGGGAACTGATATATCCGCACAACTTCCATCCGTGGAGGTAGTGCAGAAAGTTTGTACCTTGAAAACTGAATATTGATGTAAAGTAATAGAAAGATATTAAAAGTCTTTTTGTTGCTCAGTTTAACTTGTATGTCGCAAGTAGGCTGATTTAAGAAGTGGAAAAGTTCGGACTTTATTTACTTTATTTAATCGTAAAGTAAAATTTCGATTTTTAATCGTAAAGTTTAGATTTTCAGGTTGAAAACGGCTTAAGTTTAATTTAGTTACAAAAAGGTGAGTAAAAAAGGATATACGAAAAAACATCAATATTATATATAATGAGTGTACCACTCATAGAAAAATTGAGGGCTACCAGTCTGCCTTTTGAGGACTACCAATTAGTAAAATAATTGGTAATAAGTGCATATATAAAGGTTAAGGGTATTAAGTGTCTACACATTTTTTAAAATTGGGAGTATGAAAAGATGGTCTTTGGTATTCCATCGTACACATAAAAAAAGGATAGAGGATATAACAGTTAAGACACTCATCTAAATACCTTGCAAGGAGATTGTGCATTTGCATAGCACGACATTTGAGCAAATAATTTAACTTGCAATAATCCTTATTTGGATAAATAAAAATGTTTGCAGTAGGTTTCGGGTTCTAGCTTTGACCTTTTACTACTTAACAATCAAAAAGGGTTTTATTTTTTTAATATTGTTCACGGTAGCAGGTGAATCGTTCCCTGCATTTTTACGCAACAACTAGTTTCTTGCTCGGTGCAATTCCGAGGTTGCGTTTAACTACAAAAAAATATATTTTAATCTATTTTAAGGAGGATAATACCATGTTTAAATTTAGAAAATCTGAAATCAAGTCACTTGTCAACAAGTTTACGGTCGATTCTGATCTCTTCGAGGATGAAGTCCTCGATGTAACTCGTCAACTTACAGCACTCTCAAAGTCTGCTAATGAGTTTGGTTGTGCTATTGAGGGAGTTGTGGATAATAATTGGGGTTCTAAAATCCCAGTTGTTGCACTGCCTGACTGCCCACGCCATGAGTGGGTATTTTAGGAAGGAGGTGACACATATCAATAGAATAGCTGGAGCTTTTGAGTGGGTTCGATTCCCACTCTATTCTTTTAACTAAAATAAAATAATTTGTGGATGTCCCCACGCTAAAACTAGGATGGATGGAGTTATTATGTCAAAGAATACAAAAACAAAAAAGAATGTAGCAATCAACACATCAGCAGTAAAGGTTCAGTTTATGACTTCAAGTAAGGACTTTACCGCAACTATGGCAAAATTTTGGGTTGCAATCAATGAAATGGCAGACAAGAAACTTATTCTTCAGAATAACTTACGGATTAGCAAGGAATGGGCAGAACTCAAGAAGGATGATGAAAAGGCTCAGGCTATGTATTTAGCTGATGTTGCAAAGTACCAGGCTACCTATGACGCTTTCAAGAAAGACTATGACGAGCGTATTAAGTCATGCTATGAACTCATTACAGATGAACTTTATTCTGCTTACACCACATCAGAGGAAGAGTTTAAAAAAGCTATAAAAGAGTGGTTCTCTGCTCAGAAAATTGAAGCTACACCTACACTTATTAGCTTTATGACTGTTGCAGTAGGCTATAAAAACAGTAGCAACAAGCAGTTATTTAAGACGGGCAATGCTTTGTCTTATAAGGCTAAAACTACATTCAAAAATAGCTTTATGCGAGCTTTGGCACAGTTAATGAAGGATAAGAACGCACTTAAAACAGATGCTTACAAGTATCAGTATATAGTACCTGAAAAGAAAAATAAGTAACTTGTAAATACGCAATAAATCCGCTATACTATAACTAGGAAGGCGGTGGAAGGATGGAAGAAATGACAGAAAAAGAAAGACGAGATACTAAAATGGCTACTTTGTATGAACTCCGTTTGCTTTTCACACAAGGCGACAAGGAAGAATATACAAAAGAGGAAATTGTGGAATTGCTTGACAAAATAGCGACCGCAAAAGAACAGGAATAGTGTATAGTTAGAGGAGCAGATCAACACAAAAGGTCTGCTCTTTTATAGTGTGCATTATTAAGATAGCACTTGAAAAAAGTCAAATAATATGCTATCTTTGAATATACAAAAGGAGGCGAAAATTATATGATAGTATATTATAAACTTGACACGCTTTTAAGCGAACGCAAAATAACCAAAACACAACTATGCAAAGATACAGGAATTAGCACTAATGTTGTGTCAAAAATAAGCAAAAATGAAGTATTCAAAACAGATACACTAAATCGTATCTGCGAATATCTCCATGTCCAACCTTCAGAAATTATGGAGTGGATTCCTGACGCAGAATATGCAAAAAAGAGTGCCGAAATTGCCTCAATCGAGCAACAAATAGCTGAATTACAGGCAAAAAAAGAAAAATTACAAAATCAAGAATAAAGGAGGACAAAACTATGAAAATAATAGGAAAAGTAAAAAAGGATCAGAACTTCACTTATGTCTACACAAAAGACGCCGTCTATACGCTCCCACACAACGCAAACAGTTGGGCGTGTAGAAAAGTCGGAGAACTCACCGCAACAGGTGTAATCCTTACTCAGGAGTGGATTGACAAGCAAAGAGAAAAATGTGTCAAGGAAGGCACATTTGAACTTGCATAACACTCAACCAAAAGCATCTATCAAACGATAGGTGCTATTTTTATACCAAAAACAACTATAAAACGCAAATTAAAAGGAGAAAATAATCATGATGAAACACACAACAGAAAGTACAAAAGAATATTTAGGTTTAAAAAGTAAGAGAAAAACTACACCTAAGCCGCTAAAAGATTTTTCACATACGAACATCAATAAAACGCTTGATTATACAGGAATTACGAGAGAAGAAAAGATTGCCGATTAAGACAGTCTATCTTCCAAACGCTTTCTTTAATTCAGAACGAAAAGCAGTATTATCAAAAACATCTACATCGTTTTCAATAATACCTAAATCTTGTAATACTTTACAAGTAGTGCGAATAGAAGCAAACCGATCAAAGTCACTGATAGTACGCAAAAGTTTTATAACTTCTGCAACTGTAATTGTGTCGTTCATATCTTTTTTGATTGCACCATGAAATGCAAACTCAAAATTAATATCTTCACACTTACAAGCTTCTTCGGAAGCTAAAGCAAGTTTAGAAATAAGTTCGCTTGTTTTAATTTTATCCATAATAAATACCTCCTTTGTGTTTATTATTTATTATACAAGGGAGTACAGTAAAAAGCAAGGAGGAAGTCAACATGACAACAAAAGGAATAAAAACAAATAACCTTGCGTTCACAATGCAACGCAAGTCATCACGGAAATACAAAAAGGACAAACCTGAGAAATGGATCAGACAATCAGGCGAAAGCAAAGCGATGTTAGCAAAACAGTTAGCATCGCTTTTTTAATGGAGAATAATAAATAGGAGGTAAATTAACAATGGAATCATTTAATTTTAGGATAGTGTCAATGTCAAAAGATGTTGACATAATTGATACAAACAGGGTAACACCTGTAGAATCGCTTTCAGGTACAAAGTTAATGGAATACATAGAAACAGACAAAAGTCTTTTGTATTCTGAAAGACAAATGAGAAGAAAACAAAATAACAAAAAGTCATTTGCAGGTTATTTAACATCTGCGATGGAAAAAATAGGAGGTGTGTTGTTATGATAAGGACAAGATTGACGCAGTATATTTGCTCTTTGTCAAAAGCTGAACAGGATATATTACTTGCGAAAGCAAGGAGAAATATTGAAAGGCTTGTTGAAGAAAGAGAAATTGATACAGAACTCGAAATGGTTCGCAACTCACGAGTATGTGATGTTGCAGATTTGATTGAGCTATAGAAAGAAAAGAGGTGATTTTATGGTAGATTTAAAAAAATCCACTTGCACAGGATGCAAGTATTACGAAACCTGTGGCGAGGCAGGTAGAAAAGAGCCATGTGCAGGAAAAGAAACAAGCAAAAGAAAAATAGATAAGTTAAGAAGCGACTGTCTGAATGATGGTCGCTTATTTTATTACAGAAAATAAATAAAAAATGAAAGGTAAAAGGTGATAAATATGTGCAAAATAAACGGAAAGAAACTGGAAGAACTTAGAATTGAGAGAGGATTATCACGGTTAGAACTTGCTACAAAAATTGGAATGTCTAAATCTTCTATACAGAAATATGAAGTTGGTGTGGCAAATCCAAGTGATAAAGTAGCAGATAAGATTTGTATGATTCTTAAAATCAATCGTGGAGAGATTGAAATGCACGATGTCGGATATAACTTTATGGATCAGCGAAGCAAGACAGTAGATAAATACAGATTACAGAAAGGTTTTCATCGTTACTCTACACCAGAAGAAACAGAGAAAATAATTACAGATGCATGTAAGGAAAATGACGAAAAGATAAAAAGTGAAATCAAAAGTGCTTTTAATGTGTCTGTTGGAATAGGAGACAGAAAGAAATACATACAGATTGATCCAACTTTCGTCCATGTTCCTACATGGCAGAGAGATACAGATATTGCAAAAGCAATGGAAATTGCAGAAAATTTCAAAGAAGATAAATTTGATCCAATTAAAGGATATATAAATACAGATGGAAAACTGGATATTGCTGATGGAATGCATAGAATTATTGCACTGATTTTTTACAACAAAGATAAAAAAGATGATGAAAAGTTAAAGGCAATTATAGATGTACTTAATTGTAATGAAATTGAGGCAATTCTAACATTCTTAGGTCAGCAGTCAGGGCGAAAAACAATGAGCGTTGCAGATACATATAGAGCAGGAGTTAAAGCAAATATAAAAGAATATATAGACTTTAAGAACTTATTTGAAGGATATAATATTCAAATTACAAGTGAAATGCACAAATTAAAAAATCCAATAGGTGTAATAAATCCGTCAGGAGAAGCATTACGATTAGTTGAAAGAGATAGGGAAACACTCATTAAAGTTTTGGATTTGATTATTAAATTGGATTGGTGTGGAGCAAAGAAAAATGTATTTATTATCCGTAATTTAAAAGCATTACAGAGTTTATACGCAACATACGGAGATGAGATTGAAGAAAAATTACTGAAAAATTGCAAAGGTGCTGTTTATTTTGAAAGTAAAATATCTTGTATAACAAGCAAAGCAGAACTGTATGACATTCTTTCAGCAGAAATCAGTAAATAAAAGCGAATATAAAAAAGGAAAGAGGTGAAATTATATTATGAAGAAATTTAAACAGTGGGAGGGTTTTGATAAAATCCTCAAGGCTAATGGTTATTTACCCAATCGGGTACATGGTAGTCATTTCATATACAGAAATAGAACATTAGGTAGAACTATTTCTGTCAATAAGGACTTAAATCCGATGGTTAAACGGAGATTGATAAAAGAGTATAGTTTGGAGGTGTAAAATATGAAAGAATTTCATAGAGAAATATTAAAGGTAAAAGATAAAGAAGGTAGATGTTTCGGACTGATTGAAACAAAGAATCAATATATTGTGGCTTGTTACTATCAGCCATCACGGAGATGGGGACAGCAATGGGGACATGGGAATTATTTTTCTTTCAATAATAAAGAAGAGAAAACAATTGCCCTAGAAGAAGCAACGCATAGATTGAGAATGAAAATAGATGTATATACAGAAGACGAAAGAGAAGAAGCTCTGCACAATGCGAGATGTGCAGGAGTTCCTGTGGATGATTTGGCTCAAGACCAAATCATGTACTATGTACATGATTATTGGAATGAGTAAAGGAGGTAAGGAAAATGAAAACATATAATTTCATTGGTTTAGAAAGGTAGGTAAGAGATATGAGAGATTATTTAATTGGTTGTATTGAAGCTGACGAAGATTTAGTAGAACTTGGATACAATGAAAATGAAAAATTTATTGATGATGTAGTAGATGAGTATGAAAGCAATTTAAAATACATTGAAGATAGCTATAGTGAAATTGATGCTAAAGATGATGCAATTAGAACTGTGGCAGATAGATGGGCTGAAATGAATTTAATTGCAACAGAAGCATAATAAATGCGTGTTTCTTATGAATTGGAGGTAAGAGAAATGAAATATAAAAGACGGTTAAGATGTATAAAGGATTATGAAGAAGATTTAACAGGCGATGATGATTTTGCTACAGTTTGGACGGCTGGTAAAGTATATGGAGCAATTAAGCATCATGACGGAACATATACAGTTGAAACAAATATGGGTACAAAAGGAATTGTAGGTGTTGATTATTCATGTACACCAGATTATTTTGAAGAAGTGAATACAAACTAAATGCTTGTTTTATTAGATTAGAAAGGTAGGTAAGGGAAATGTATATTTTTACAATTACTTATAATTTTGATGGAAGTAGTGTTGCAAAGAAATGTGAGACAATGGAAGAAGCTATTAAAACACTTCATGAATATCTTGATGAAGAAGTAAACACAATTAAAAACGAAAGCGAATATGAACCGTCTATATTAGATTGGTCAGAGGATGATGTTGTTCTTATATATGCAGAAGGCTATACAAAAGAAACAGAAGATAGAAATTATGCATTGGAAGATTGTGCTTATTATAGAATTTTTGAGGTGTAAGAAATTCGCATTTCTTTAGAAGATTGGAGGAAAATAAGAAATGAATATTGAAGTGAACAGTGAAAGAAGTTATTTGGGGAAAGATATTAAAGCATGGTGTATGAGTGAAACAAAAGATGCCAATGCCCTAGAAATCAAACGGAAATATTATTCGGATGAAGTCGAATTTAAGCCAAGTGATAAAGTGTATTATTTTGTTGATTATGTAAGCACAGCAGAATCCTATAAAGAATGTGGAAGTCTTAATATGTGGGGATGTCACCTACATCGTGATTTAGAAAAATCACCACGAAAAGCAAACTAAACTAAGATTTCTTAGGAAGGAGTGAGAGAAAATGGCTAAAGAAATTTATTTCACAACTACAAGCGGTAAACTTGTTAATAATTATGATATTGCAAAGGTAGCTATCATCAATGGTGATACCGTTGACAAATATAACTTTGACGATGTGCGAAAGTATGCAGCTACTTGCAAGGGAATTATTAAGGAAATTAACCCTTCGATTAAGGTGTCTTTACGAAATGGTGACAGGGTTACGGCAATTAAGTTGTATTATCTTAGGCATCCTGGAATTGCATTGAAGGATGCAAGGAATGCTATTGATATGATTGAGGCAAAAATGAAAGTTAGAAGAGAGGTTTAGCAACTAAACAAAATAACAAGTAACCGCAAAGGCAGTTAGGAGAATAAATACCTAGCTGCCTATTTTATTACAAGAAAGCGAGGAATGAACATGAAACAATTTGATTTGCCTGTAGTAAATGATATACGAAAATCATTTTACGGAAAAGCGAAAGTAACAGAGTTAGACAATGGAGACATTGAACTGACAAGCTACAATACAGTCGTTTGCAGAATACATAATGGAGTTTTTCAGAGATTGTGGAATGGGTATTCAGCAACGACAATGAGACATATCAATGCTTTTATTGGCTTCTATGGAATTGAAGGTGGAGGCAAAGCATGGTGGAACAGTTTAGAGATTGCATAAATTAAGGAGGAAACGAATTATGAGCAAATGGTTATATGATCCTGAAATGGATTCACGGAATGGAAAAGAGTTTACATACAATTTGCCTATACATGAGAATGACACATTATTCAATGGTTTTACATATAGAGAAATCATGGATGTAGTAGTTGCAAATTGTGGTCACAATGTCACAGAAGCGCAATTTGATAAAGAGTTAAGTGATTTTCTTGATATGCGAATTAAAGAAATGAAAGAAAATCTGATGTTGTGCAAGGCAAATATGTTAAAAGAGATTAGAAAGTAAGGAGGAAATTATTATGCGTAAGATCATTAACCCATGTAAGTGTAAGGTTTACACAAAAACAGGAAACGAAGTAGATAGAAATGCATTTGTAGAAATTGAATATAAAGATTCAAAATTAAGTATGTGTGGTGTAGTTGCACCATTATCAAACGGAGATTGCCTTGGCTCTGCTGGTCAGTGTGTAGATGAAATTAGAAATGGTTCACCAACAGATGGGTGGACAACGGAAATGCTTAACAAATTATGTGATATTTGGGATAGATGGCATTTGAATGATATGCGTCCTTATTGTGAACACATGAGAGAACTTGGATGGACAGAACACACTCAGGATAAAGTTAAAATTGAGAAATGGACTTTAACAAAAGAAGCTTGTCAGAAAAAAGATAACGCAAAGAAAAGAGCATTGGAATGTTTGAAAAATGGAGAACCATTTTATCCAACTAAAGAGGAAACAACATATGCAAATATGGAATATTCTATTGATGTTTATGATGGTGAAGAAGTCACTTATGGAGAAGCATATGAATTAAAAGAGAAAGATTGTTTAGGACATTCAAATACAGAATATAGGACAAGAGGTTGGATTTCTTATAAAGATCACAAACTCGGTTTTATTGGTAGAGAATGTCCAGTATGCGGTTATAAATACGGAACTGCTTGGAAGATGGAAGAAGTACCACAGGATATAATTGAGTGGTTGGGAAGTTTACCAGAAACTAAAGTAAAGCCAGCATGGGTATAGGAGGTTGAATGTTAAGTTGAAAATTGAAATTAAAACAGGTAATGCAGCATTTTGTGATCCATTTACAGGTGAGCCAAACGAATTTGATGAAGCTATTGAATGTAAAAGACTTCTTGAAGATATTTGCAGGAAACTTGAAGATGGCGCAACAAGCGGAAGCATCTTTGATATTAACGGAAATAAAGTTGGTCAATGGAGCAGATAGGAGTATGATTATATGGCAAAACAGTTTATAAGAGAAATAAAACCACATATAAATCTATATAGAGATACATTAAATGGAATAGCGTGGATTGAAGATGGTTCAACTGGTCTTGGAATTAGTGTTCATCCGAATATAGATAAAAGAGGTTCTGCTGTAGGAATGAAAAATCTTGGTTATTGGGACAGATCAGACAGAATAGTACAGAGCCATGGATTGAAATACAATATTGATAGATTTGTATGTGATAAAGACAAGGAATTAGAAATGATTGTAGCAGATGAATGTATGTGTCAAGGTTGTATTAACAGAAGAAGTCAAAGGAAATTGTAATTTACAGTGAAATTTTAGAAAGGTAAAAGGTGATAATTATGGCAGATACAAAGAAAACAAAAAGATTGCACATTGCAATGACTTATACATTCGTGGGAGATGCAGGAATTGACATTCCTGTGGAATTGTTAGAAGGTAAAACAGAAGAAGAACAGTATGATATTGCATTTAATTATGCAAAGAATCATATTGATGAAATTCCAGTTGCAGCTAATGCAGAATATCTTTCTGATTCGGATGAATTTGAAAGAGATGATATTGATTTTGAAGAAGATGAAGACTAATACAGAGAATAAATTAAGACAGACGCAAACAAAAGTGTCTGTCTTATTTATTAGGAAGGAGAATGCGAAATGAAACAGAATCAGGTTTGTTATTACATTGAAGATAGTCAGTTTGGAATGTATGTATCATATGGAATATATGAGTATAAAACAACATGTACTCACAAAGTATCACGGTTGAAAGCACCAGAAATCAGACTAATAAATGGAGTTCCATTTGATGATTTCCAGTCAGAAACGGAATTTAAGAAAGTTCCTAAAGGATGGACTTATAGTACAGATTTATATACAGTCACAGAGGATCTGGAAAAGAAAGATAAAATCAATGCTGCAATGAAAGGTAGATACATCAAAAATCCTTTAGATATTCAGTGGTTATTTGATAATGGTTATCTTGTAAAAATGGAAAATGTAGAGCCAATTATTGAACCTGAATTTAATCATAATACATATAGACTTGTGAAAAAATATCCTGCATGGACACAATGTTATGGAAGTCATAATGATGCATATCCGAATGAAGTGTTCGAGACTTATGAGGATGCTGAAAAGCGAATGAATGAAATTAAGGAAATCAGGCATAGAAAAGCGGTTGAATGTGCATTATTAGACTTTTATGAGGATTTAGAATGGGCATTAGAAAAATATGAAGCTGAACATGGTGGAAGAGAAATTGAAAAAATAAGGCAGAAAATTTTAGCAAGACCACATTTAGATGACACCATGTTTAGATATTACAAGGGAGAAATTCTTGTTGTATCAAGGGAAGCACATAGAAAAGATACTCATATTGAATGGGAAAAGATAGTATAGAACGGAGGTTGATTGATATGGAAAAGACATTATTGTTTGTACGAAAATACAACGGAGAAGAATATAAATTCTACTTTTTAAAAGGTGTAGGATGTTTCGGAATTTACAGTGAGTATGTAGAAGTTGAAACACCTGAAAATGGATTAGGTTATCCAGATTATGTACGATTCAATTATGGAAAGCCATATACACAATGGAGATATTTACAGCCTTGGATTAAGCGAAAAATAACAGAAACATTATTAAAACATGGATACGAATATGCTATGCAGTAAGGAGGAAATGACTATGAGTATAAAATATCATCAGTACGGTTTAGGAAATGAATATGGAGCAGATCATACTCTTACAGATAATTGGAATCCAGATAAGAATTATGGAAATGAATATGTAAAAGTGTATTTCAATATTGATACACCAACATATGATTACAGTAATGGCTGGGAAACAACAGAAGAAAGAGAGGCGTGGGACAAAGAAACAAGTAGCCTTATTAGTTCATTGGGAATTATGGAAGGTTGCGGATATGACGCAGAGAAAAAGAAATGTGCTTATTTATATGCACATCCGCAGCAGATTAGTGGAGTTATTTTGAAAAATGATGTCAAGAAAGTTACAGAAGCAATTAGTAATATGAAATTGTCTTCTATTCGTTGGGTTGATTTATATGAAACAGTCTATAATATTTCTGATAGTGAATATGAAGAATATCTTAACGGAAAGAAAGATCAAATTCGTAAAGAATTATTTGAAAAATCTGCAACAACAAGAACAAATAAATATTATGCAGCTTTTGATGTTGCAAGAAGTATTGCTAATATAGTAAGGCTTAATCGTTTAGGATTAAATGATGGAAGAAATTATGGAAGTGGACAGACAGTTGAATATATCTTAAAAGTTGCGGATGAAATGATTGCAGAAGGTTATCTGAAGTCTTTTGAGAGAGATGAAATTAAATACATTAGAAGTCTTAATAAGACAGAGCAGAAGAAAAGCAAATTAAAGATTGCATAAAAGCAATGAAAGAACCGCTTCAATTAAAAGGAGATAACAATATGAACGCAATAAATGTATTAAGAATTGAATTAGTAAGAGAAATTGGAAACGTAAAAACGTATAAAATCACATATGAGGAAAATGAAAGCATTGAAACAAGACTTGTAGGTAGAACATTTAATTATGATGAAGATGCAGAAAATTTTCCCGAAAGTGTGTTAGATTTTGCAGAGAAATGGATCTTAGGAGAATTGTAAGGGAGAGTAATTGATATGTGTAAAATTGCAGGAATCGTAATAGAGCATGGAAATAATGATTTTGGTTATTGGGAAGGATTTTATCTTACAGAAGAGGAAGAAAATGCAATTTGGGATATTTTGAATAAACATGATATAGAGGGTTGTTCAGTCAGAGGAACACGAAAAGAAATTGCAGAAGGATTGGAGAGTGGTTGAGATGTGTAAACATAAACCGAAAAAACTAAGAGAGTTTGAACCGATTCTAAAGGCGAATGGCTATCACGAAATTAGAAGTCGTGGTAGTCATTTTATTTATGGGAATGGAAAGAATCAGATTACAGTGAATAAGGATCTGAATAAGATGGTGCAGTTACGGTTGATTAAAGAGAATAACTTAGTGGAGGTGTGAATATATGACAAGCACAATAGAAAGAGATTTTATAGTAAAAAATGGTTTAGCAAGCTTCCCGATGAAAGAATATCCAAACTATTGCGGAATTGAAGGTATTGGATATATTTCACACGGAGAATGGTCAGACGCAGAACTCGAATACAATGGAAAATTGTTCAATGAAAATGTGGTGTCTGATGTAATGTGGAAAAGATTCATTGAAGAATTTCCTGATAAAGATGGAGTTACGAGGCGTTTAATCAGTACATGTATGACAATAAAGATGAAGTATATGAGTTATTAGAAAATTGGAGTGATTGATATGGTAGATCAGTGGACAGGCAAATGGACGGAAGAAAAAGATTATAGCACATATCCAAAAGAGAAATGGTGTGATTATGATTATATAGCTGCATGGATTAGAAAGCAGAAATACGAACCAGAAACATCAATGAAAAATTTAATAGAAATGATTTTGGGTTATTACTTTGAAGATAATGATGTAAAAGAAAGAGGATATTTTGCAATTAAGGATGAAAGAAAATATCCTGATAATCTTATGATATTTGTTCAAGATGTAGCAGAATATGTATTTGCAAGTGGTGGATTAAGCGAATTTGATTATGAAGCATAGATTGGAGCGATGGAAATGGGATATGTTATATGGGGCAAAATACATGGTTCTAATGTACTTATAAAATTACATAGTGAATCAAAATTAAATATGGCTATAAATTGGAAAAATAAAAATGAAAAATATTATAATGATATGAGAATTTATAAAGCTAAGAAATAGCAATTTCATTTTAAGATTGGAGAGTGATTTTATGGTAACAGAAAATGGAATGGTAATGATGACAGTTGAGGAATATAACTTATTAAATATGACAAAAAGCAAAGTTGAGGAACTTGAAAAGTCAAATGAAATGCTACGAAAAGCAATGATACAGTTAACTGGTAAGGGCAATACAACGGATATTAAAGTTTCTCGTTCAGATTTTGTTAAAATGCACGATATGGCAGTGAACGAAATGTTTGAGACAAATAGTGAAGAGAACGATGTTTATGGACATAATATCACAGTACATTGGCATGGAATGTATTGCAGTTGTTCAGATGGAGCAACACCAAGTAATTATATAATTCCTGCAATAGTAGATTGTGATAACGAATTAGATTTGGAGGAGGAATAAAGTAAATGAGAGAATTTATAGTTAGATGGACAGCAAGTGGATATTGTGTAGACTTTTATTATATGGTTGTTGCTGAATCATTAGATAAAGCAAAAGAATTATGGGATGAATATGTAAATACACATGAGGATATTCAATATTCATGGAATAAAGCTGTTAAGGCAGTTAAAAATCATTATGGTGGATATATCACATGGAAAGATAATGGAGAAAGTGATAAGGCTGAAGGCTGTTATAAAATGGAAAATGTGAATACCTATGAAGGTAGCGATCATTTAAGAGACTAAGGAGTGGCAAAATGAGAGATATTGATATTCACTTTAGACAAACAGGAGATAATGAGTATTGGTTGATATACAATCAAGAATCATTTGTAATTAAAACATATAATGATGGAAAATTTCACAACAAATTATATGAGTGCGAGAAGGAAATTCCAGAAGAACTTGAATGGTTTGTTGATACTGTAATTAGAAGAGAGTTAGAAATGGAGTGATGATATATGTACAAATGTGGGAATATGTAAAGCCTGAAACAGACAATTGCAGTTACAAAGATGATAGATGTTGTTATTATTGTGATAAGAAATGGGATTGTAAAGCAAAAGCAAAATGTAAATTTGATTGTTGGGATGATGACGATGATAATAAAGATGATGTAAATGCTTATTGGGAAGATGACAAGGAGTGATGATATATGAAACTTACAGAGGAAACCGTAATTAAGAAATATAGAGAAAATGATATTCTCATTAAAACAATTAAACAATTTTACTATGATACAGAAGAAGAAAAAGCTGAACACTGTAAGGAAATGGAGCATAACGGCTATAATGATAGTGGTCAGGTAAAAAAGAATCTTGGAACAATCATGAAACCTGAACATGTATGGTTTGGAAGCTATTATAAATTTGAAGTTAAATAATCTTGAAACAAGAGTTTCAAGTTTTAATTTTAGAAAGGAAATGGTGAACATTATGAGTATGAGAAGTAGTTTTGTATATGGATTTGGATTTAATTGTGATTGTGATGAGGGAAAATTAATTGATTTTATCAAAAATCATAAAGAAACATTTACTAAATCAGAAGGTGAAAAGAAACTATATGATGAATTGCTCGATTATACAGAAAATGAGTATGATTTAGAAGATTTCTTTAAAGATTATGAGTGTGAGAATAATGGATCTTATGGATTAGGTGCAATAATTGCTAATATCATGTCAAGAGAAACTGGGATTAGATTTGATTATTGTATGCCAGATGATAGTGGTGATACATTAGCGTCTGTTGTGTTTGGATCTGGCTATCCTTGGCAGCTTAATGATATTGAAAGAAATATATCAGAAAAAGCATTAAAAGATACCTGTAAAAAATACATGGATGAAATTGGTTTAATTGATGAACCTGATTATTTAGAACTTGAGTATTTTGGATAACCATAAAATGAGGTTTACTGTGAAGAATGGAGGATATATGATGAAACGTGATTTAGTAGATGAATTGTATAAAATAGCGTATAAACGATATAGAGAAAAATATCCAAATAAAGATTTCGCATCTATTCCAAATTTTTTAGATTCACTTTGGTTCAGTATTGAAGGTGAACTTAATAGAAATGGATACGATGCTGCAAGAAAATATGCAGAAGAAGCAGAGTTAATTGTATTAAGGTGAATGAAAATGAGGATTTACAAGGAAGATTGGAGGTAAATCATATGGAATATAGAGGATTTATAATTCAAGAAAATAAAATGAAATATGTTTATGGAAATAAAAAATGGGAAGTTACAAATTATCTTGTTTACAAAGAGGATAATGGAGAAAAATATTTTCTTCCAAATGTTACCGCTTTTGATTCGATTGATAAGGCAAAAGAAGTTATTGACGATATGTTTAAAATGGAGGAATAAAATATGAGAGAAATAACAGAAGAAATGATTTTAGATGCCATTGAAGATGGATGGGGCAAGGGAAGATGCAGAAAAAGGTTATGCAATTTTCACATAAGATTATGGTAATGGTGCAGAACATATACAGAAAATTGATTTTATGAATGTGTTTGAAGATGATGCTGAAGCGGCTGAACAGGCAGAACGTGATGGAATTAAAATCATTCATGATATGGAATTTGATGATGAAAATTCAGCAGCCTATATTGATACATCAGAGAATAGGGAACTGCTGAAAGATTTAGCATTATAGGAGGAAGTTATATGAGAGAGTTTTTATATGAGCCATATGGTGACAATGGAGCTGCCGTATTATTATATTTTCATCAAAAACCAACAGAAAAATCACCAGATTTTGATATGACTGGTGTTGATGTTCCTATTAAAGAGGATCAGGAATGGAGATTTTGGAGAAGTGTCCATAATGAAAAATATGGTATTGATGATATAGAGCCAGATTTGACAAATGAAGAAAAGGAACATATAAAAAAATATATACTGGAACATAACGAATTAGTTCCAAATATATTCAAATGAAACGATGATTTCAAAAGGATGGTGGTAAAATGTTGTCATTTGAACATTTGGAAGAAAAAACAAAAAGAGAAGCAGTTATTCAATATGTAAAACTGTTAAATCAAAAAAATCCTGAAAATATTGTACAGGAAGGTAAAAATATCTTCTCGCATACTAATACAAGGGGAAGAAAGAGAATTTTAATACCTTGCCGTACATTCTCTGAGTATCAGAGAAGAGAGAAAGAATACTCAAAAAAAACAAAAATGCAAAAATGTTTAGGATATTATGTATTAGAAATAGTTGATAAATAATTAGCAAATTTGCTGATTATATGCTAAAATTAAGAAAAGGAGGAAAATGTTATGGGAGAAATAATTGGATTTATTTTAACGATGAGCATCTATTTTTGGTTATGCAGTTTGGGAAATAAGCCAAAAAATAACCAGAAGTTTGGCGATGGGAAAAGTCGTTACGACTTTAAAGATTATGTTGACAATAAGGCAGATAAATATAATCAATAGGAAGGTGGTTGATGAATATGTTATTAGAAATGTTAGCACTATTAGGATTAAAAGGTGTTGCAAGCATTGGACGTGCAGTTGATGATGCAAAAACAAAAAAGAATTCAGCATGTATTGATTCAAACGGAAACATTTGTTCAGTTGGTAGAACTGGAAAATACTATGTCAATGGAGAAGAGACATATAGTTGGACACAAGAAGACAAATATGGGAATACCCATAATTTGACAATCGGTGTACACAGTGGAAAAGTGTATAGGGATTCTTTTGATGAACGAATGCGTCAAGAAAATAACAAGGCAAAAGAGGAAAAAGTTCGTGCAATAAAAAGTGGCAGACCCACTTATTACAAATACAACCCAATGACTCAAAGGGTGATGGCTACAGAAGTTACAACAGACAAAGTAATTGTTTGCTTTGGAGAATTTTTTAATAAAAAAACTAAAACAACATCTTACAGAAAGTGGTATTTACAACCAGGGCAAAATAAATACGATTGTCAATCACCTGCTCCAGGAGATCGAGGAATTGAAATAACGGAAAAAGAATATAAAAAGTTGCATGATGATCGTCATGATTTAGAAGGAATTCCAAGCGGAGAGGTTTTAAATGAACTATGGGGGACTACATGTTTTCATTAGATTGGAGTGATTAAAATGAATAAGCAGTGAAGAGAAAACGGAGTTGATAAAATGATATTGTACAAAAATGTAGATATTTGTGATTTAGAGTCAATTACTAAAAATGGAATTTTAAGTATGGATGAGTGCGGAAATAATAATTGGGACGAAGGAAAACGAGCAGAAAATGATACATCGGTGGTATATTTATTTAGCCCGATTGGTAAACAGAACTCATTCCCTAATTATGGTGCAGCATTGTTGGAGGTTGATTGTGATGCAAAAGAAAATCAAATGAAAAATAATGACTCTCATAAGAATGATTATAGAGAATATATAATTAGCAAAGTGTTACAGACACAGATCAAACGGATAATTATTCCAAAAATATTCAGAAATCACATTGAAATACCTGAAGGATTAAATATTACATGGTGTGAAATAGAAGCTGATTATTATGGAGATTCTGGTTTGGAAAAGTGTACAGAATCTATATGGAAACAGTTCGCAAAAACCGCTCCATTAATGAATTTTACGGAATTTAATTTCTTTAGAGGTGTAACTGAAAAACGCACGATGATTGATTTGCATAATATAGAATACGTATTCTAAACAAATAATAGTTTCATGTGCAATGTTATAACAATGTATTGACAGTGATGCAAATGGAGAATATAATAATATTAAAGAAAGGAGTGATATATATATGGCAAATACAAATGTAACAATGAGAATTGATGAAACACTGAAAGCTCAATTACAGGAGCTTATGTCTAATCTTGGAATGGATATGACTACTTTCTTTACAATGGCTGCTAAACAAGCTGTAAGAGAACAGGCTTTACCATTTCATCCTGATATGAATACGGGAATATATGGCTTGAAATTATATCAGTTAGCAATGAAAAATACAAATTACAATAAAGAAGGGAAAGCGACAATATCTTCTGTTGACGATTGGGCAACTGAATCAGAATGGGATGATATGTTTGAGCAAATGAAAAAAGAAAGAGGTATCGAATAATGAACAAAGGAGAAGTATGGTTTGTTGAATTTCCATTAGAAGAAGATCCAAGTAGAATACTGAATAGACCTGTTGTTGTGCTTGATGAAAATTTACTTGGTGTATTATCTGTCAAGATAACAAAGCATAAGGCAAGAAAAGAAGATCCTTATGATACTCCTATTATCTATTGGGAAGAAGCGAGTCTGAGATTGGCTTCAACTGCGAGAGTATCAAAAGTAACGCTACTTACAAAAGATAGCTTTATATTCAAAATCGGTGATTTACACAAAGATGATTTGAATAGAATTGAAAACATGTATAGAAAATTTTTAGAAGATAATGGTGCTGTATAAATTATAGCACCATTACTTATTAAAACAGAGAATATTAAAGTAACAAGAAACCAAGTTTTCTTGTGGAATTGAAAGGAGGCTATAATGGAACATATTCTTATAAATTATGAAGATAAATGCAAGATTGTACTCAACTCAGATTGTGAAGTAATAGATATTAAATGTTCTCTTCCAATTATGGGAGAAGGAAACAATCGAATAGTATATGATTTAGGGAATAAAGTTCTAAAAGTAGCGAAATCCAGCATCGGATCATTTTACAATAGAAACGAATACAATCTATGGAAATATCTTAAAAATAAATCGAAAAAAATAAAAATAAATGAGATATTTGAAATTGATGATAACGCTTATTGGTATGTGGCAGAAAAAGTTCAAACAGGTAATAATGACGCAATGGACAAAGCTTTGAATTTTATCACTTGGTTAGATTATTCAGATAATGCTGGTTATGATAAAAATGGAAAATTAACTATTGTTGATGCAGAGCAAGTAACTATAAATGATTTAAAATATTTATTGGAAAACGGAATCATATAAAGAAATCTAAGTTTCAAAATAATTAGAATTGGAGCATAAGAGATGAAAGTAAGAGTGGATTTTACCCCATACTATGAATGGTATGCAAAATGGATTGATTGGAAAAAAGTATCTGTTAATGATTTTGTAAATGGAAAAGTTGAAAATCCGTTTAGTATGTTGGATGAATGGCTTGATATTATTTCTATAAAACCAACCCAAAATGATATTGGGAAAGAAATATACTATTCTTTGAATGCGTTACAACGTAATGAAATTACATACGATACTTATCTTGAAGGATGCGTGATAAAGAAAGGTATAATCACGGATATCTCGGGAAATATATTGCAAATTGATAACAAAGATTATATTTATTCCCAATATAATACAGTTTTATTTGATAAACCAGAATATTGTATTTTATATCTTCATTATGATGGTACGAATATATTTGAAGGGAATGAATTGTTACCTATGTTTAATGAAGATTTATATATAGTTGAAATTTAACTTTCTTTAGTTTGGAGGTAATGATATGACAAAAAGTCAAATAGAAAAATTTGCAGTAGGTTATTCTTCTTATCCTACAGACTGTGTGGAAGAAGTATTAAAAGTTACTAATTTCGATGAAGATGTGGCGAGAGAAATTTTAGATGACAAAGAGAAAACATTAGCAATTTGGCAGAATGGAACAATAATGATTGATGGAATAACACTTTGTTGTGGATATGATTTCGTAGAAGATGCTTTTAGCAAAAAGATAAAGATTGGTTATTGCCCGATTTGTGGAAGAAAAATTGTAATTAAGAAGCCAATGAATGAATGATTTACTCGGAAGATTGGAAGAGGTGATATAAATTGAGTGAACAAGAAAGGAAAATTTTAGAATATTTAGAGCAAAGTTACAGTGGTGCAAAAATGATGAATGATGAATCTTGTCAGGTTAGATTAGCAAGAGCAATAGCTGCATTTAATTCAGATCCAGAGGTTTCAGCATTCGCTTTGTTTACGAATACATTTATAACAAATTATTGTACGGAATGAGGTGAGGTGATATAGATGTCAAGAACAATGGATAAGCCAAATAAAGTAAAAGCAAAACTCATTGTTGAGGTCGAAGCAGAATTTTATGATGATGAATCATCAGAAGAGACATTAAGATACTGCGTTGAGCAGGATTTGGAAGATGCAGGATAAAATGTTATTGATGTATCTGTGATGAAATGACGATTTCAAGTGAAAATGGAGGCAAATGTTATGGTAATTGTAAGTGACGAATGGCTAACAGACGAAATAACCGAGGAATTAATGAAAGAGGAAAGTTGCTACTTATCAAGTGATAAAGAATATTGGCTATTTTCTGATGATACCATATTTAATAAAATGAGCAAGATGCTTAATTTTGACAAAGAAACAAAAGATAGAGAATATCCAGTTTATTCATTAACTGTTGCAGAATGGTTATATGGAAAGTGTGAAGACAATGATTTATCCACAGAATTTATGGAGACTGAATATTATTGGTATGAATACGCTATTGCAGCATCATTAACAATAAATGTTTCTGAATGTTGTAATAATAAATGGGACATAATAATGCTTAACCATGTGAAAGATTGTATTGAAGAAGATATTGCAGATAAATTAAAAAATTCGTTGAGGAGTTTAAAAAAACAAAATTATAAAATGGAATATATTAAAACTATTATTGAACAGCTTTAGGCTAATACAAATACGGAGATTAATAAATATGTCAAAGATTATATTACAAAGAAAAGATAGAAAACTCATAGATAATATCTTCGAGCATTCTGGAAATATTTTCAGTGTACACTTTGTTGGATATGAAGATACAGTTTGGTGCAAGTCTATTTCAGAAATTTATATGGCATTAGAGCAGTTTAAGAGAAATGGATTTGTGGAAACTGATGAGAATGCGGAATTGATAATGTAGAAAGAGAGATAAGTATGTATGGAAACTGTAAAAAGAAGTATTGTAAAACATCTAAGAGAAGTTACGTTTTGTATGGTTGAGGAATCAAATGTAGATATAGATTGTACAAAAAATAGATTTGGTAATAGAACGATGGATAGTGTTAAAAATGTAAAATTTGAAAAAGTTAAATTATCTCAAATTGGTAACGATGTACAAAAAGTAAGAAATGAATTTTATGGTAAAAATTTGTGGTTATTGTTAGACCAATGAAAATTGTTTCTTTTTTAGAAAAGGAGTAACTATGGCAGAAATTAAAAATGACGAAATGTATAGGCAAGATGAAATAAAATATAATATTGATACTTGTATTCAACAAACTATGTACGAAACAATAGAGAACAAAGAAGAATCGTGGAAAATTATTTTAGAATTACAATCAAAGTTATATGAAGCATTTGATATAGAAGAATAAATATGTTTTTATGACTGTCAGTAGAAATGCTGGTAGTTGTTTCATTATAGGAGAGAATATTATAATGTAGAATAAAAGAAAGGTTGTGATAATAATGAGTAATCTAGTTCAGAAAGTTAAATGGAATTTAGATGGATCAAATACAGAAATGTATATGTATGGCGAAGCTGATTTTGAAGCAAATAAAGCCATGCAAGAGCCATTAGAAAAGCTGTACCAGTATGAGAATCAGCTTAATATGAGAGAAAAGGTTAAGAAATATGTTGGTGAGCTTGAAACGAAAATTAAAAGACTTGAAGATCATTTAAAGAAACATATGAATGATGAAGCTTGTAGAGTAGCAGAAATAGAAACAAGAATGGAAACATTACAGGAAGTTATTAACGATTTAAAAGGCAGATTGGAGGAAAGAGTATGATGAATGAATTTAGAAATGAAAATGGTGTCATGGAACATCCAGTATGGAAAATTTTAAAAAAAGAAAAATATGTTGAGGAGTTTTATCCAAAAGCAGAAGAAATGTACAACTTTATTCAGAGTCTTATTAATATTACAGGCAATATTACAGAAAATGGAGAAACAATTCCAACAATGCTAAAATTCTTCAATATGTGGAATGAATATAGTAATGAAACATTTTGGATTTTAAATGAATTGGTTCATGAAAATGAATGAGTTATTTTTTAGGAGGAGAAAATGCTATGATATATGTAGAATGTATACGATGTAGAAAGAAACTTCCTTTGGGTTCACAAGCTGCAATTCGTAAAGGATTTGTTGGGTATTATTGTTCATGGAGGTGTGCGGCTTTAGAGAGCGGATTTTTTAAGGCAGTTCCAATAAACAAAAACGACATTGAGGAAGATAAAATAGAGACATATGAGTTATAAGAATTGTTAAAACAAAATAAAAAATTGCTTTCAAGGTAAATTGGAGGATAGGAATGAATGAAATATATATTTTGGGTGATGAAGGTTTAAGTGGAGAGATTTTAATTGTAGAAGCACACAATAGACAAGAAGCAGTAGCATTTGCGAATTGTTATATGGGATATGATGATGAACACTATTGGGAAGTTATTGAAACATGCAAAAATAGAAGAAATATTATCAATAAAAATTATTTTGAAGGATTGGTTTAAAAATTGTTAGAGAATAAATAGAAGCAGAAATTAACTGCTTCTTTTTTTTTGTTGCAAAAATGAGGTGATAAATATGTGTAAAAGAAATGGACATCCAGAACGAAGTTCAAAATTTATTTGTCTTAGATGTCTAAGAGAGAATCAAGTTGGCAGTGGTATTCCAAGACCAAATACAAAAGAAAAAGATCACGTCAAGGATATAATTTGTTTATGTACACATTTGGAAATGAAAACAAAGAACTTAGAAGTCAGATGGTGTGATGACATGGGTGAACGAATGGAATATGCAAAGAGGATTAAATCAAAATATTATGATAAGAATAATGAATTGTTACCTAAATGGCAAACGAGAATATGTATGTAGAAAGAGAGGTTATTTAATATGAAACAGACAAGAAGTTATGCGACTAAGAAAAAAGGTAAAACAGAGGTGCAGCCATTTTGGAACATGTCAGACATTAAGAATGTTGTTGAATGGTTTGAGAAGAACGAAGAATGGGACGGATATTTGATTACACTACTTGAATTATTACTTGGCAGACGAATCGGTGATACAGTAATGATGAAGTGGTCGGATCTATATTATGAGAACGGAAATCGAAAGAGTGAGATTGATACTATCGAAGAACAGAAAACAGGTAAAGTCACAAATCTTCCTGTAAGTAATATGGTTTGGGAGGCAGTAGATAATTATCTGTCACACGTCAAAATCAATCCAATGGAGCATTATGATGAATATATTTTCTATTATCAACCTAAAACAGATTGGATTCATAGAGGAGAATTCTGGCATTACAAAGTGTTTACGTTGGATTTTTGGTGTGAAAAATTAGATAAAGATTTTTCCGAAAAACGAAAAGAAAAGATTGTTTCTGATTATAAAAAACAAAACAAGTATGAGACATTAGGTGATTATTTATATTGGGAAGTTGAATATAATGATATTGTTAAATGGCAGACTGATGATTATAGAAAGAAATTAAAGAAAGCGATTGAATATGCTGGTATTCAATATCGGGTATCGAGCCACAGCTTACGTAAATCGTTTGGCTACTGGATTCATAAGACACATCCGTTTGATCCAGACTGTCTATTGTCATTACAAAAGTTGCTCAATCATAGTGATCTTCAGACAACAATGAATTATATCGGCTTAACGGAAGAAAAAAATCGACAGTTGATTAACGATCATGGAGAGTTTATCCATAACGTACTTGCTGGTAAAGGAGATGAAATAGTTAAAAATATGCCAGTGATTTCTCTGAAATCTGATGATTTTGGAAAAATCATTCGAATGCTCACAGATGATGTGGATAAGTATCAGAGAGCAATTAATATGGCGAATGAGTTGAGAGTAATATAATTATGTAAAGGACGGTACTTATTTAGTATCGTCCTTTTGAAAAAATAAGATATCGTTTGGGATACAATTCAAAGCATTGCAAATTTTATCCATTGTATCCAAACGTATGTTTTTGGTTTCGCCATTGCATATTTTTCCTATATTGTTTGGTGAGATCCCCGTTTCTTTTGCTAACCAATATTGACTTTTACCTTGTTTTTCAAGAACTGATTTGACATTTAATTCGATCATAATGATGCTCCTTTTTATAATATATATATGTATAATATCAAAAAATAATATACTTTTCAATAATATATGTTGACATATAATACGAATTGATATATAATATGAAATATCAAAGGTACATAAGAGGAAGGAGGAATGAAAAAATGGAAGTGAAAACATTCGATATTGTTTTAGTTGATTTTGGTGAAGTTATTTTTGCAGGGGAACAGGGTGGAATTAGACCAGCCGTTATTATACAAAATAATACAGGCAATACATATTCTGGTACTACTATTGTAATGCCTTTTACTACCAAAATCAAGCATGTTCATCAGTCAACTCATTCCTTCTTTTACAAAGATTTAGAGAAGGGATTAAGTAAAGATTCAATACTCCTTGGTGAGTGCGTAAGACAGATTTCAAAAGAAAGAATTTTGAAAAAACTTGGTTCAATCATAAAATTACAGGAAAAAAAGAAGGTGAAAACTGTATATGATGCGAATTTTGGAGATTGGGAGATTTAAAAGGGGGAAATAATTATGGAATATGTAGTTATGAGTCTTGAAGAAGCAAAGAAGGTTGCTAAAAAAGATGCAGTTATTCTTGTATCTAAACAGGATCTTGAAAATCCTGATTGTAATATTGGGTTTAAAAAGAAAAAGTTTGGAGAATGCCATAGCATTCTTGAAGAAGCTGCTACAATTGCTAAACTGTGTGATGATTTCTCGGCACAATTGAAGGTATTTTCAGATTTACAGGAGAGTGTACCAAAAGGATATTTGCATACAATACTATATAAAAAATAAAATAAACTATCGAACATATATTTTGAAAAAATATTGACAAGAATGTATGTTCGGTGTATGATATAAAATATAAAAAAATAAGATAGAAGCAAGTGATTCAAACGATGCTGGGAACATCTTTCTGCTTTGCTTCTATCTTTGCAATTATTAGGTAGGGATATATTACCCCTGACACTATTTTACATATAAATTATATTTTTTTCAAGTTCAAAGTGGTATTTTCTACCTAATTCACAAAAAAATTAACAATTGAATATGTTACTTTAACTTTTTGAAAAATCAAAAGGTTTATTAAAGTACGCCAAAAATCAGAGAGGAGTGATTTTTTGTTTATATTAACAGATGGAAAAAATTATGTTATGGAAAATCCTATGAAGTCAGGTGAGTATATGATAACGACTTCGAGTTCTATGGCAAAAAACTTTACTTACAAACAGGCGAGGTCATTAGTACAGAATAGCAGAAAGAAGTATTCATGGATTAAGAAATATAATCTTATTGATGTGGATACGGGGAATAAATCTGAGAATTCTCTTTATTATAAAGGGAATGGTGGTATTTATATGGATGATAAAGATTTTGATGATTCTTTGTTGGATAAGATTCTTGAGGAATCTAATTCAATTCTTGGATTGGCTGGATGGAATAAAACGCAGCTTATCACATATAAAAATTTACTTAATAGTGAATTATCAAAGTGTGATAGTGCAGAAAGCGATATTAATCATGCATTAGAAAAATATAAGAAAGTACATAATGGTAAGAAGCCACAAGCTCATAAAGTGGCAAAGATAGGCTATCTACTCGATGATATACGAGATAAACATCGTAAAATTAAACAGTGTATAAGATATGTAACAATTATGTCAGATGCAATTGATAGATCGTATACGATTGAAAAGATTAAATTGGAGTTAAGTAAAGTTTCTGACGGAGAATATAAAGGAAGAACACAGTATTGGAAGATTGCTAATGATATATTAGAAGATTAAAAAAATATAAGAAAGGCAGGTGATACAGATGAAAGATGAAATATTGCGTGAAAAATTAAAAAAACTTTCAAAAAAACAGATGGCATGGATAAATACATATATGAAAGATGATATGAGAAAGTTAAAAAAAATTACATATCATACATTTAAAGGATTTAATATTCCAAATTCAGAACATGACGAACTGTATGATAAAGCAATGGATGTCTTGATGGAAAGTGCTGTTTCATATGATGAAAATAATGAAGCCAATTTCAATACTTTTTTAATTGGAAATATAAAAAGAAAAGTAAGCACGTGGTATCGAGATAACTATCAAAGAGGAAAAAGAAAAAACCTTCTTAGAGATAAAAAGGGAAACATTGTCTATGAAATTGACTCTAATGGAAAGAAAACGCCAGTTATTATTTCTGATATATCATTTGATACACCTGCTTTAGATGACGATGTTGACCTAAAAGAGAAAATTGCTTCAAATTTTAATATTGAGAATGAAAGTAATTTGAATTTTCAAGCGAATGATAATATTGAGAAATTTATGGCATCATTAAGCAATAAACAAAGAATAATATTGAAAATGAAAATGCAAGATATTTCTTCTGACGAAATTAAACAACAACTTAGCATATCAGACAAAGAATACAACAGTGTGATGCAATCAATTAAGATGAACGAAAACCTTACATTATTTACAAAGAATAAGAGAGAATTTATAGAGGAGGAAAACGTAATGGAAGAAAGAGTAATGGAAATTAAAGAGGCTGAAGGATATAGGATGGACAAGTATTCTATATTTTCTTTGATTGACATGAAAAAGACGGGTGATATTAATTGTAAGTATATATTACAGCGAAAACCTTTTCAGTGGAGCAATGAAGAAAGAAATAGATATATTTGTAGACTTCTTTCAAATCTTCCTATCCCAGAAATTATTCTTTGCGAACAAAATGTTAAAGGAATGACAATTTCCCACCTTATTGATGGGTTACAACGTCTTTCTTATGCAGAATCTTTTAAAGAAAATCATTTTAAAATTGGATCAAAAGGTGCTGAAAGACATTTAATTCAATACAGAGAATATGTATTGGATGAAAATGGAAACCGTGTTCTTGACGAAGATGGAATTCCAATTTTTGAATTGAAAGTTATTGATGTTATTGGGAAGTCATACAAAGATTTACCAGATGAATTAAAGAAAAGATTTAATAATTTTAATGTCAATGTGACCAAATTTTTTAATTGTACAGATGACCAGATTGCAGATCATATTAGAGATTATAATAACCACGCAAGTATGAATAAGGAACAGTCTGGAATGACTATTATTTCTACTGAAACGGCAAGAAAGATTAAGACAATTACAGAAAAAACAGGATTCTTTAAGAATTGTGGCAAATATACTCCTTCAAATTGGACAAAAGGAAAAATAGATAGAATGGTTGCAGAAATGGTTATGTTGTTTTTCCACTCAGACAATTGGAAATCAGATGTAAGAATGGCTTATAAATATTTAGACGAAAATGCAAGCCAAGAAGAATTTGATGTTGTTAAGTCAGATTTAGATAAATTGGAAACAGTACTTGAACACGCAGGAGATAACGTGAACACTATGTTTACTACTACATATACTCCTATGTGGATGGCAGTATTTCATAAATTCCTTACATATAATATTGGTTTAAATAAATTTATTGATTTCTTAAATGCATATAATAATGGTTTAAAGAATACAAAAATTAATGGAATTAATATGGATGACTTTAAGGATCATCAGTCTAAAAATAAAGCAACTATTACAGGAAAAGTTGAGCTACTTATTCAACTTATGAATGATTATTTACATATTGAAGAAACTGAAAACGAAGAGTGCAAAAGTGAAGTAGAGAATAACATAGTAGAAACAGCAGAGGACGATACTCTTGAGTTTGTAAAAGCAAACGTAAATCCAGATGCTACAGAAAATGATATAGATGAGTGTTATGAACTTATAGATTATGCAAAGAACAAACTGCATGGATTTAATAAGGAATCTGCGATTCTTGATTATCATAATGAAAATGCATTGATTGCTATTTTTGCATATGCATTAAAAAACAATATTGATTTAGATCAATGGCTTGTAAAAGTTTCTAATCAAAATAATGTATATTCGGAGAATCAGAAAGAGAATTATACATATATGATAAATAGTTTAAACAACTATGTACAAGCATCAGCATAAAAGATATTAATGTAAGGAAGTTTCAATCAGGGAGAATCTGGTGAGTTTTAGTAAGAAATGTGGTTTTCTTTGGATTGTGATTTGGAGGTGCAATATGATAGATATGCTTGATATTTTTGCGTTTTCTTTGTTAGAAAGTAAATATGGAGCAGATTTAGAACACTATGACAAAAAGAAAAATAAATATTTTTTAAAAAAATGTATAAAAGCAAATTCTGATTATTTAGACCTAATGAAAGATACACAAAAAATACTAGCAGAGAGTATTTTGGTTCAAAATAAATCAGCGGAACAATTTGAAAAAATAAAAGAATTGAAACAAATTTTTGATGAATATTTGGAATACATGAATAGGTTATCAAAGTGTCTTGATATAGTAATTACACCATCTAACCTACATTAAAATCAAATAAAAGTTTTGTTTCAAGTGAAAAGAGGTAACGATGTACAGAGTCGAATGGTTAGATATAGACGGAGAAATTAAAAGTGTTAAAGGATTCAAAACAAGTGAAGAAGCACACGAGTGGATTAGAACACATCATTTTGACTTAGATTTTGAATATCCTATGGTGTTCTATGACGGAGAGTAAAAACGGAAAAAGAAAATTCTCTTTCTTTGGATTGTGAGGTGAAAACTATGAGATGGAAACAGGTAGGACAAAGGAAACCTTATCATGGAGATTTAAGATATTCTACTATATTTGCATGGTTGCCAATTAGATGTGAGAATGGTGATTGTGCATGGTTAGAAAAAGTAAATTTGGTTGAAGAATACAGGATTGATCCAACGGGGCATTGGATTAATAAGAAATTTGAGTAGCAAGAAAGTTCGTTTTTGGAAGAAAGGTGAAAATAATAATGAAGCTTGGAGATATTTACATAAATAAAGATAACAAGTCATTGATTCAGATTGACAGTTTTGCTTCACATATGGGTGATTTTTTAAAAGGACATGTTATTGTATTTCGTCAACTAGAAGAACATGGAGATTTAATTGGTAGCATACCTAGTTTTAATGGATATGGCTCTAAAGAAGAAATTGAATCTGAATATGAATTATTAGTTCCACAAGAGAAATTAAAAGAATATGATGATTGGAATGAAATATTTGAATTAGCAAAAACACATTAAAGTTCGATCTCTTGGGAAGAGAGGTGAATAATATATGAGCAATGGTGATATAGCATTAATTATTTTTTCAATCATTGGATTAATTATTTCATATTCTGTTTTATGTAGTATGCCAGGAGATTTTTTGAAAGCATTTGAAAAAAGCTGCAAAGAGTCAATACGTAAAAGGGATGAAGAATTAGATGAGAAAGAGAAGATGAATAAAGAATTGCGAAGATGGTTATTTAAATAATATTTATTATATGTTTGGAGGTTAAAAGGTATTATGGAACAGATTCAGGAAAATGAACAGTGGAAATTGAATGGTAACTGTGAAAAATGTAGAAGAAATAATTATTGTTCAAAGCCATGTACTCAGCATAATAGACGAATAAGAGCCGAGTTTAAAGGTCTTGTTGTAGATGCAATGAATAAAATGACTGGTGGTGCAATGAGAGAAGCTATTGATAAGACAGTAAATGGAATTTGGTAAATTGGAAGAGGTATTATATGAGTCAATGGATTAGAAATAAGTCATGTGAGATTTGCGGAAGAATAGAAGTTGGATTAGTAGAAATGAATGTAGGAAAAACTATGCATTATCTATGTTATTCATGTATGGCAAATTTCGCATCAGACGTTCTTGATTATGCTAGAATGAATTTGACCGAGAAAGTCAATGAATATGGAAATACATATTTTATAGACGAAAAAACAAAAGCACAGTAA